GGCAGCGTCCCAGGCAGCGTCCCAGGCAGCGTCCCTGGCAGCGTCCCAGGCAGCGTCCCTGGCAGCGTCCCAGGCAGCGTCCCTGGCAGCGGCCCTGGCAGCGTCCCAGGCAGCGGCCCTGGCAGCGTCCCAGGCAGCGGCCCTGGCAGCGGCCCAGGCAGCGGCCAATTCCTGATCACTTGCCAGACCATCTGAATGCCGCTCAGCAACATCCAGTGCGGCTATGCTTCTTGGGTCATCCATTAAATACTGCACACTGCGTGCACAATCCACCGCAAACAACCGCATTTCGCGGTGATAGCCATCGACTGCCCGCAGGCACCATAGCGCATCATCCAGACCATTGCTGTCTAGGATGAAGGTGATCTTGATGGGCGCATCATCGGCTTTTGTTTTGCCGAGATTTTTCAGCAGCTTTGTCCATCCACTATGGCACGGGCTGTGAGCGCGGATTTTGTTGAGCGTGGTGTACATACAATTCCTTGGTTTAAACGTGCACTTGATCAGCAGTGATCACATCGGGTTTTCCATAGACGGACATGGATGCACGTTGTGCAATCAGTGCACGGCGGCGCACTTGGATGATCCGGCCCGCCTCCATTTCGTCTCCGTCAAGCAGTGCCCGGTTGATATCATCGAAGCTCTCAATCACGATCTGCTGCATGTCGTCAGAGTCGAATGCGAACACATGCTTGTTGATAGCTTGCGTGATCTCAAATTGAGTGGCCGGCACGCCGTAGAAGGCGTCAAGCTCGGCATTTGTAACGGCGTTCATATCAATCCTCGTTGGTTGAAATCTCACTCAGCAGCCCTGCGCGCAAGGCTATTGGGTGATGCCCCAGTGGGGCAGGGTGGTTAGGCGATGTAGCGCGGTTCAGTAATGCCAAGCGATTCCGCTTCCCCCATCTTTCTGGCGAGATATTCAATGGAGCCGCTTTCCTTGATGCTGAAGCGAAAAATTGCGCGTTGACGGCGGGCTTGTTTGCGTGGATGTGTTGTGCGTGCGTTACGAATATTTCCTGCCATGATTTACTCCAGTTGGTTAAGTTAAACAACAGAGTGATATGTGTTGGCGGCTGGATCGCCACTCCAGCTATTGCAGCCCACGACAGCCACAGCATTTGCATGCCAATCCAGTACTCACGCGCTGGGACGCTATATTCGTGTGTTACGGTCACTGCTTTGGACCGCACATCTACCAACACATATCACTCTCAACTCTCTCCACCCCAAACAACACCAGGAACATCCTGTACAAGCCAGCCATGGTGATTTGTGGCTGTCTGCCCCTGTCTTACCAATCGATCTCGGGGCGCTTGTGCTTTGCGTTGTTTGTTGTGATGGGTGAAGTATGCGTCAAAGAATATTTGAAGTCAAGCGCAAAAGAATATTTCGCAGTAAAATATTTCCACACCCAGCCGCCAGGCACTCTCGCCGGTCGGTTTTGGGCGTAAAAAAGCCCGCGTGGTGCGGGCTCAAAGGAATTCACATGTTTGCTGTTATGCCACCGCGATCACCAGGCGGACAGGTAACGTTGGATGGGTTTGTCGTTCCCCGTGTTGAGGTAGCAGAAGACCCAGCCACTGGCAAGTGGCACGTCACCTACGACAATCGATTTGGCATCGTGGCAGACTCACTGGAAGAGCTGCAGCGGTGGGTATGGATAGTTGCCAACGCCCAGGCTGTGGGCGAGGGCTACTCATGCCACGGTGAGAATTCCGTATGGAGACCAAACCCGCACAAAAAGCGCGTAATGTGCATTGGGTCTATCGAAACTGCGCCGCCTAAGGGCACTCAGGAAGACTGAGCAGGTTGTTCGGATGCACGCCATCGTTCTCGGTTTTGAGATACTTATGGCCCTGTGCAGTGTGCGAAACAATGACATCCACATTTTGCCCGCCAACACTTACATAAAAGCTGTACTTCCCGGCTTCAATGTCCAAGATGGCTTGTGGCTGTGGAAGCGTCCAGCGCCCGCCATCTGGATTTACCCCGCCAATGTTGATAATTCTCTCATGTGGGTTTAGTCTGTTGCTTTTGTTGATGCACTTCACTTGAGCTCTGATCGTCATATAACTCTCCCTGAAAAACTCCCACGTTCCGCGTGGGCGCGGTCATTTTGTGGTGTGTTCCATTTCTTTTAGCCGCTCTTCCCATCCCGGCTTGCATTCCCACCGGTCCTTGGCTTTGGCCTCTGCCACGGTCTGCCATTGAAGGTTGGATGGTGTATCAGCACCACCCACACACAATGCTTGCCGGTGGTCAACAATCCAGCCCGGACAGACTCCACGGCGCTGACCAGTACTTGGGCATGGGTGCCCTCTCCTGAATTCCGCCACGGCCTTGTGGTCACGGTGGATTTTGGCTTGCGCGCTGGTGGAAAGCAGGCAGGCCAGCAGGATGATGGTGACTCGGCACACAGCCTATTTCACTGGCTTAAATTTTGGCAAGTCATTTTTTTGCTTTGGACAAGGGAACGATTCGTTTATTGCAAGAATAATTATTTCGTCGGCAGCCCGATGCCATTTTTCCGGATTTGCGTTTAAATAGTTGTTCACAACCCCCATTAATTGGCGAGAAGTAAGACCATTGGGAGAACAAAAAGCGGATCTATTGGCGTCATAAGAACCCATGATGTATCCCAAAAACATGGTGCTGTACACTTCATCTTGATTTGCGATCTTCTTCTGTGTGTAACGCTCATGAGCTTGCGCCCATATGCTTAGTTGGTTGCCGTCGATGAACTGAGCGTTTGCCCAATGCGCAGCCATTGCAAAACCAACAAAAAGCATTGTCTTTTTCATCTCCCGCCCCCCTTTTTTTAAAGATCAAACCCTCTCCGTCTGTCGGTACACCACTTCCCCAATGATCTGCGTCCCTTCGTGGCAGGCCTTGCGCTGGTAACGCTTTTGGTCTGGGTTGTCGCTGGTGAGCCACCACTGCCCCATGTCGCGCGCCAGCCGCTTCACCACGATCTCTCCCTCATGGTTCGCCAAAAAAGCAATGCCTTCTCTGGGGGTCGTTTGATCCGTGTTGACCACCACCACATCGCCCTCATACAGATTGGGGATCATGCTGTCGCCTGAAATTCGCAGCGCCAGCATCTTTTCTGGGCGGTAGCCCTTGGCCTCATACCAATCGGCACGGAATACGATAGGCGGGCCATCTTCTGGCAAGTCCTCCACTGCAAAGCCAGTCGCGCCAGCTTGCGCCTTTATGCGGACGCGCCGGACGCCAGGGAATTCAGAGTTTCCATCCAAATTTATTGGCAATGACAGTTTTCCAGAGCGCGTAGTTGGCAACATCCCACCAACCTCATTTGCCAGCCAATCGGGGTTGCATTGCAGCGCCTTGGCAAGACCAAGGATTTCTGTTGTCTTTTGGATGCCGCCACGTTCAATTTTCGAGACATCAGGCTGTTTCAGCCCGGCAAGTTTGGCCACTTGGCCCTGAGTAAGTCCAAGCTCCTCGCGCCGCTCCTTGACTCTTTGAGCAAAAGTTTTCATCCCCGTATTTAATCGCACTTGCATATTCTTTTGGGACTGCTAAAATAGTCGTAAAGGAATACGCAAATGGAAGCCAGAGACTACGTTCTTGCTCTTAAACAGAGCGGGTTGACACAAATTCAGATCGAGGAATGCACCGGAATCCCTCAGCCGACGATCAGCAAGATTGAGCGTGGCGATGTCGCGGATGTCATGTCCAAGACCTACCGGGCCTTGCAGGCGGCATACGAGGAATTGCAGTCTGAGCTCATCAAGTCCAAAGGCGCTCCACCCACCAAGACAGACGCCTAAGCCACCCAAGGAGCCATCAATGCCTAACGCAAGCAAAGCAGGGTACTGCGAAATCAAGTACTTCCCTAGTGAGCGGGTCCGGACTGTTCTTCTCGACGGCGTTCCTGTCTCAGGAGGAGGAGGGTCGGCCACGCAAGTTCGGATTGTGCAGGTAGACGAGCCACTAACCAACCAACTCCCCCAACCAACCAGGAAAACTGAAATGACTGAACACCAAATCCATGAAATCGCCAGCAAAGCAGCAGACGCTGCGCAATACGCAGTCAATGGACGCCCCGCGATGCCAGCGACCCCAGAGCAGGCAGCTGCTGCTGTTGTCGATGCGTACTTAGCTGCCCAAAAGAAGCTTACCGCCTCTGCTGGCTCCGAAGCTCTGCAACCTGGTGCTTGAGCGTATCCATTTCGCTCTGCATCACTTTCATCATGTTCTGCATCAACTTTCCAATCTCCCTGATCTGCGGATCGCTGGAGTTGATTAGCTTGTTGTGGATTTCTGTGGTGACAAATGAAAAGTTCATGGTCCTGTCCTTTGCTGATGGTTGTGTACAGAACTCCATCGTAAGCCAAAGCGGCAGGGCCACCAATTACACAGGAGCCTAAGCCATGGATCAATCCATCCGCCCCGTCACGCACAAAGAGCTTGCCGAGCGCCAGGCCATCCATGAGCACGCCATTGCCGCCGCTGCAGATGACGGCGCAGGCGATGGCGCTAACCCTTTCGATATGGGCACTCGGGCCTATGCCGCCTGGGCTGATGCATACAGAGCCGCCGCAGATGCTGGTGAGGATGTGTGTGTTTGACATGCATCAATTTTTTTCCACCCTTGTGACAACGACTGACAAGAGGTTTTGTCAATGAATATCAGTGCAAACAAAAACCAGCTGACCCTCGACTTTGAGCCGGGTCTTGTGGAGCGCCATCGCAATCTGCGCGACGTAATATCAACCGGCATATACCGGCGCGGCCTGAGCACTTGCGCAATTGACCTCAACGAGTCGCCGGGCAACCTGAGCAACCAGCTGTCTGACGATAGTCAGCGCAAATTTGGGGTGGACGACTTGGAGCTGTATCTGGAGAAGTCCAAGGACTTCACGCCGATTTTCTACCTGATAGAAAAGTTCCTGGGCAAAGAGCAGAAGGCGGCGCATGCGGATGCCAAGAAGCTGGAGGCGCTTTCGCAAATTCAGGCGCTCATGAAGCAGGCAGGGCTGGCATAGCGGATTTTCAAAGGAAGGCTGATATGGACTACATCATGAACGGCAGGGTTGTCTCGGAGGGCGAGGTAATGCGTAAGGGCGCTGGCCAAAAAATGTCACGACCGCGCAAGCCAGAGGCCTCATTTCACAAAGGCTTCCGCGTTGAAGGCCACCCGCCCGGCGCCATGGAGGAAGCGGAAAAGAAGTGCAAGGAAGAATGTGCGGCATACGTGACCTACCCCATAGGCAAGCCGCCTGTTGCCTTCAATGAGGCCTACTGGCGCAACAACCACAAAAAACGCCCGGTGCGCGCCAAGCCCTACGAATTGCAGGACGCGGCCAATGTGTGCGCAGAGCTTGCCCGTAAAGCAGGCTGGTTGGATGTTGTTGTGGTCGAGGTCAAAAAGACGGTGCGTGAATCATGAAACTCGCCGCCCTAGCCCTATCCATTGCCGCCCTAAGCGCCAGCGCCACAGAAAGCATTTTCGTCCAGCCAGAGCATACGCCGGTTACAGTGCCTGCTGGCTACGCAGCCCAGGTCTACACCATGCTGGACGGCCTCAGCGCCGATGTAAGCGTGCCATGCAGCCTGCCTGGTCCTCCCGTGATCATCACCGTAGGACACCCAAGCGCCGACACCGTGGCGCGCTTTCCCGCTTTGCTCGCTGCAGCCGCCGCATGCCCCCATATCATCGGTCTTGATCTCTCACCAGACGAATACGGATCTGGCAAGTCGGGTGAATCTGGCTATACACCTGGGCAATACGCAACCGAGCTTTGTGATGCGGCGCGGGCCACTAAAGCCACTCGACTGCTGGTCACATTTCTGGCATTGGGTCAGGCTGTCCTGCGCGAAGATTTCATCATGCCCCCGTGCATGGATGTGGTTGATGGAGTGGCTTTCGACTACTACCCATCGATTCCCGCACCAGGCCAAGCCAGCGCAGACCACATCGTAGGCGAAGTGGCCAGCATCATCAGCAAGCTAAAGGCCCTTGGGGCGCGCAAAGTCGTTTACGTGTACCAGGCCTTCAAGTTGCAGGGAGAGTCGCATGCAGACCTGTTTACGCGCCTTGCGTGGCAGCGTTTGGCGATTGATGCGGCTGGGGCACTGGGCGCTGATTATGTCGCGCCGTGGGGCCTCAATCTGAGCGTGCAGCAGATGGCGGCAGAGCCGATTGTGCAGCTTGTCGGGACTGATCTGGAAGTGCTGGTGAAGCCATGATCGCTATTTTTTTACCCACCCCAACACAGCCAGGCACAGCCGTCCCCGGCTTCAGTATGGGATTTGGCGCTATGGCTGGTCTGTGCGCTGCAGGACAAATCGACAGCGCTGGGTGCTTTTTTGACCAGATGGGCGAGATTGACGCCAGGAGTCTTTCATAGTGGCAAACCAATGGTTGCGTCTTTGGCACGACATGCCGACAGACCCGAAATGGAGGACTATTTCCCGCATCAGCGGGGAGTCTATTTCGCTGGTTATCGCAGTCTATATGCATCTTTTGGTTGATGCGTCACGCAATGTCACGCGAGGTCACGTGACTGTCACGGTGGAAGATTTGGCTAGCGCATTAGACGTGACAGAGAAGCAAATAGAGTCAATTTTCAGCGCGATGGATGGTCGCGTAATGACCGGAAAGGCCCTATCGGGATGGGACAAAAGGCAAGTAAAACGCGAGGATTCTGGCGATGATGAGACCGGCGCAAAGTCTGCTGCTCAGAGGAAGGCTGAGCAAAGAGAGCGTGAAAAACAGGCGATGATCAATGCTTCAAAATCTGTAGCGCCAAAGACATGTCACGATGAGTCACGCAATGTCACGCTAGATAAGAATAGATTAGATAAAGAATTAATACCTTCTTTGTCGGATTCTGCGAATCCAACCGATCCAGTCATCCAGAACCCCAATCCTGAAAAACCAGAATCAAAAAAGTCCGCAATTCCACCATGCCCGTTTGACTCCTTGATTGATGCCTACGAGGCGGCACTGCCAAGCCTGCCATCCGTCACCCGTTCACTGTTCCGGGATGGCGTCAACGGCAAGGCTACTGCCCAGCGCTGGGCGTGGGTGATGGTCGCAACCCACGAAAAGGGCAAGAAAAAAGGCGAGCGCTTGGCGGTCACGCAGCAGGATGGTATCGACTGGTTTACCCGGTTTTTTGACTACGCGGCAGGGTCCGATTTCCTGACCGGTGCTAACGGCAAATTCACTGGGTGCAGCATGGGCTGGCTGATGGCGAAATCGAACTTTGAGAAGGTTCTGGCCGGAAATTACCACATGGACAAGGCAGCATGACCACCCAAAAACTACCATGGAGCGAGAGCGCCGAGCAAGGCCTTTTGGGCGCTATCTTGAACGACGCACAGAAGGCGTTTGAGCGCATTAAGCCTTTATCGCATGCTCACTTCCATGACCCGCGCAACGCCAGCATTTTTGCAACCATGGAATCCATGATGGTGCGCAAGGTTCCTGTTGATGTGGTGACCGTTTTCGAGGAATCCAAAGACCTTGGCCCTGATGTGCTTGACTACCTGAACGCACTGGCCCACGCGTCTGCAGGCTCCTATGGCGTTGGTAGGTATGCCGATATTTTGCGCGAACAAGCCAGCAAACGTGCTTTGATGGATGCTGCCGGGCAATCGCTGGAGATTGCGTCCAGTGAGGGCGAGACGAGTCAAAAGATCGACCAAATCACCAGCCTTTTCCTGGGCCTGCAGCGCCAGCAGATCCAGAAGTCTCCGCGTTCGCTGGCTGAAATTGCGCTGATGCGTACTCAGCACTACGAGGATTTGCAGAGCGGAAGAGCCATCGCAGGCTGGTCAACCGGCATCCACAGCATGGACAAAATGCTGAACGGCGGATTTCGTCCTGGGGGGCTGTACATCCTTGCCGCACGCCCCAGCGTAGGTAAATCCAGCTTTTCGCAGGCGCTGGGCATGACCCAGGCCAAATATGCCCGTAAGGTGCTATTCCTTAGCCAAGAAATGGCATCCGAAGAGCTGGCAGACCGTGCAGTATCCAGTTCAGGGAGGATCAGCTATTCAAGCCTACTGTCTGGCGCTTTATCAAACGATGAGTGGAGCCGCGCAAGCACAGCACTGGAGGCGGACTCGCTGAAAAATTTTCACGTTGACGATCAGGGCGCATTGACCTTGACGGATATCCGGGCAAAGGCAAAGCAAGTTCCCGGTTTGTCAATGCTGATTCTTGACTACCTTCAATTGTGCGCAGGGGATAGCAGCAATCGCAATAGTGAGATTGAGCAAATCAGCCGGGGCCTGAAGGCACTAGCCAAAGAGCTTGGTATCGCGGTACTGGCCTTGTCGCAGCTCAACCGCAAGGTGGAAGAGCGTGCCAACAAGCGCCCAAACCTCTCCGACCTGCGGGATTCTGGAGCCATTGAGCAAGACGCCGATGTGGTGATGTTTCTATGGCCGGTACGCGATCTTGATGGCGGCGCGAAGCTGATCGGGTTTGGTATAGAAAAGAACCGGCAGGGTCGCACTGGAGCTTTTGGCCTGCACTTCACCGGAGGCTATCAATCGTGGTTTGAAAGCACTGAAAACATCAATCAAGAAACCGGGCAGCAGAAATCAAACAACCGTGGATTTGTGGGCTAAGCAAATGAACAACTGGCAGTTGATAAAAGAGTTATACGACATGTTCAACCATCGCATCATGCGCGGTGTAAAGAACGAGTGGGCTATTGATCCTTATGCATGGGATACCGGCCTTGTCCGCATGACGCCAATTGAAAACTGGTTTTGGCAAGACATTCGACACGCCAATGCTGTGATGTATCCGCAATATCCAGTAGCCGGATGCTTTCTGGACTTTGCCAACCCAGTCGCAAAGGTTGGTGTCGAATGCGATGGAAAGGCCTATCACCTGGACGTAGAAAAAGACCGCCAACGTGATGCGCGCTTAGGCCGTCTTGGTTGGACTATTTACCGAATCAGCGGCTCTGACTGCTACAAAGACTTCGACGAGGAAGAAATGGAGTCATCGCCAGCAGCAAATCTCATAAAAGAAATTTGCAAAACACATGGAATCTCGCGCAACACCTTGCCGCGTAGCCGTGGACTTGTTCCTATTGGTGAGTTTGTACATGAAGCATTGTTGGAGCATATGGCATGAAAGCACCCTACGTCACCCTAGAAGAAGCACACCCCAACGAGCATAGGCCAGCAGATCGGCAAATGGCCCTTGCATTGGTTTTTGCAATGCAGCAAGCGGCTAGACAGGGCAATTTAAAAATCACCGTACCAGAGTCCATGAGGGGCTTTGTGAACACTGCCAGGCGGCATAACTATAGGAGTGAGTGATGGAAAAGATTAAATACAAATGCTGCGCAACAGTTTTTTATGGAACGCTTATGCATCGCAAAGATTGCGGCAAGACTGCGAAGTTTGAACGTGATGGAAAGCATTACTGCGGAACTCATGATCCAGTCGCTGTCGCCGCTAGGAACAAACAGCGCGATGCTGAGTTCAAGAAGAGGTGGGAGGCAGAGCGTCAGGCAAGTGCTACGAAGGCCGCTGCCGCAGCAGAGCAAAAGCGCAGGGCTGATTGCTATGACGAATTGTTAAATTCGCTGAATGACTTGAACTCATTGTACGTTCGCGCATGGGATCAGCCAGCAGGCAGTCTATGGTTTTCGCCAGAAAGTGTCCAAAAGTTCGAGGAAATCCATGCGCGTGCTACAGCTGTTATAGCCAAGGCCACCGGAGCTAGTCATGAATGACACCACAAGACTACCTGCAGCACCTGATCGACGTAGCAACCGGGGAAAAGTGGAAAGTGCCACCTCAGAAAGAATATGCATGGGCTGCTGCAAAGGCGTATGCGGCGATGGATCCGTACCGGCTGGCGGACCTGCCAGAGCTGCTGAAGGCGGAAATGTTACGCAGGCAGAATTCGTAGCGCTTGTTTTGGCCTATAAACTGGCGGTTGGTTTCACAGCACGCGACAAGATTCTGGATGAAATCTTGGCCGCGCTTACTGCCGCTGGAGTGCCTGAGTGACCACCAAGCCAGCCAAGTGCAAGGTTTGCAAAGCGCCATTCCAGCGTACTAGGCCGCTACAGACTGTTTGCGGCTACGAATGCTCCATTGCCATTGCACAAAAGCATGCAGCCAAGTCGGAGAAGATTGCGAAGTCCAAAGCCAAGGCAGAGCGCCGGGATGATGGTGTGCGCAGGCTGGCTATCAAGACGCGGGCGGAATGGATCAAGGATTGCCAAGCTGTTGCCAACCGATACGCCAGGGTGCGTGATATCCGCGCTGGCTATGGATGCATATCCTGCGGCGCGCCGTACCGTGGGGCCTATGGCGGTGCATTTGATGGCGGGCACCTCCGCAGCGTTGGTAGCGCTCCGCATATGCGTTTCTATCTGCCTCAGATCGCTCTGCAGTGCGTCAAGTGCAATCGTTACCTTGGTGGCAATGTGATCGAGTTCCGGCGTGGACTTGTTGCGCGACGTGGAATTGAGTTTGTTGAGCGCATCGAATCCATGCAAGGCGAGGGACGCTGGGATGTTGAATATCTTAAGCGGTTTAAGAAGGTTATTAGCAAGCGGGCTAACAGGATTGAAAAAAGGATTTCTGCATGAGCACCACAAGGCATCTAACAAATCTCCAATCGCATGTGTTTGACTTCATGCGTGAATTTTTCAGAAAAAACGATCAACTTCCGCCGGTTGATTACATAGCGAATGAATTTGGCAGATATCCAAACCAGATCCATGAAATGCTCATTTCGTTTCAGAAAAAAGGCTTGATTGAACGCAATGTCGTCGGGAAGTGGCGGTTTACAAGATCGCAGGTAGGTGCATCGTGATCAAGCCATCACACGACGAAATAGCAAAAGCGATTTACCTGCGGGTCAAGTTCGCTGAATTGCAAGAAACCCTTTTCAAGGCAGCAAGTTTTTGCAAGAGCTATGACCGTGCTGCACTGGCTGAAGCAGAGATCATGGGGTGGATGTATGCGCTGACTGCTAATGGCGAGGTGCGCAGGAATCTGGATGATGTTATGCGCCAAATTGCATGCATATACAAACAACACGACATGCCAGAGTTTTTCGAAAAAGCTTTTGATTCCGATGAATGGGGTAATTCATGACAACCCCAGGCCGCAAAGTTCTAGGCAAACGCATGCGCGAAGTATGCCAAGTCCTGCAAGATCACGGTCCCAGCAAAGTGGCAGAACTGCAGCGACACATCGGCGACATAGACCGGCGCAATCTATACAAAACATGCAACTTCTTAATATCGATGGGCCTTATTACTACAGCACCTAGATACGACTGCAAAGCAAACTATAAAGTCTACAGTTTGACTGCCGATCATTTAAAATTGATAGCTGAATATGAGCGCAGTGTTTGGCGCAATGAAAATAGGAAACCAGTGCCAATCAGGCCGGAGAAAAAATTGATTGCATTGGGCAATGAGACTATCCCAGATTGGCCGCGCAGTGCTTGGGGTAAGGCGTCTAGTGTGTTTGGATTTCAGGAGACAGCATGAGTGATGTTCAATTCCATGATTTGTGTCAACTGGTTGCGATGCTTGGATTTTTTGCTGTATCAGCTTTTTTACTGTGGTTGATTTTTAGGATCGATAGATGAGTGCTATTCCATGTTCATCAGTCGCGCTGAAAACAATGGCCGACGGCACTCTGCGTATCAGCTTTGATTTTGAGCCGTCACAAGCGCAAGATGCCTTCAAGCTTTTTGCTAGCCCAGGTACACCCGCAGCGATTGCAGCGCTAAAACAGGGCTATGCGGCTGTTGCTGAGGCATCTACGCCAGAGCCGGAGATGCCAAAGGGCGGCGCGCTGTCAAAGCTGGCGGGGCTATGGTGTGGCCGGGTTGAGTTTCAAAAATGGTTATGTGACAGCTTCAGTGTCATCATTGAGAATGAGTCCGATGCTTCAGAGATTGTGAGAAACATATGCGTCGTAAAAAGCCGCGCAGAACTTGATCACAATGAGGAGTCTGCCAAAAAGTTCCAAAGAGAAATACGCGGCCCATTTATCAAGCACTGCCAAGCGCGTGGGATTGTTTTGTAACCCTGAGCCAGCAGATCCTGGCGTAAATGAAAGGTAAGTATGTACAAGTGCAATCAACCCGGATGCAAAAAGACATCTGCAACACGCAGCGGCATTACCTGTAGCCGCTGCGATACGTCAGACGTGACCCGCTCAGACGCCACAATTTGGGATGTGCCTGTCTTTGATAGTGGACCGAGTTACTCGTCAGATTCCAGCAGCTCATCTTGCGATTCGTCCAGCAGCTCCAGTGACAGCGGCTGCGGCAGCAGCGATTAACCAAGGAAAACCATGAAGCGCTTTTTAACCATTCCAAACGTCTGCATTTTTGTTGCGGCTGTGTTTCTGATGTTCTTCCTGGCGGTTGCCGCGCATGCCCGCGCTGGCGGCGGCTCTTCCGTGGGCCGCTCGTCGCCATCGCCATCATTCTCGCGGCCTGCGCCATCATATAGCACGCCACGCTATTCCGCCCCGACTGCACCAGCACCATATGTCGGCAACCGAACCACCATCATTCACAATAACGGAGGTGGTGGAGTTGGTAGCGGTGCAGGCGGGGCCTTTGTCGGTGGCCTGGCTGGTGCGGTGGTTGGAAATGCACTGACCCAGTCTCATGGCGGATACGCCGCTGGAGGATATCCAGTAGCAGCACCTGTTGCAACGGCTGCACCCGTTATGTCTAACGGCGAGCCATACGCGCCAGTTGTGGCGGTACAGACCCAGAGCGGAGCGGGGATTCTGTGGTTATTCCTGATATTGGCCGTCATCATTCTGGGTTGTATTTGTTTTTTCTACTTGCGCTCATCACGGCGCGCCCAAGGTGACACCATGGAATTTGATCCTCTGCAATTTTTCTACGAAGTACAGCAAGCGGCCATGAACGATGATTCTGCTGCGTTACGCAGGCTGTGCACGCCTGGGATGGCTATGGCCCTATCTGGATCCCCAGAGCCTGACAGTATCGCTACAAAAGTCCTCAAGTCCGTGGTATGGGCTGACCTAGGCGAAGACTCCATCGAATACCGTTTCACTGACACGAAAACTGATACAGGCCTCGTTTGTGAGCACTGGCAATTTGATGGCGGCAAGCTCGCTGGCATAGAAGTCAGATAACCCAACCCCGCAGCAATGCATTTTGAAAGAGAAGCATGAACCAAATAGTATTCACAGACGCCAACGCCAAAGGCATCATCCCACTGAACGAAACATGCATAGGCATACCAGCCCTGAAAGCCGAGATGCAGAGGCTAATGATGGAGAGTGATGCCATCCCCGCAATTGGCGAAGCAAAATCTAAGCCGTCTGAAGATCACCGTAACATAGAGGTTGGCGAGGCAAAGGTCATCTGGGCAGAGCGTCATGGCTGGATGCCCGCCGGGTGGGTGATGCCTGGGGGTTTGCGTACAACAGACCGCCACGAAGCCTATGTATGCGCGGTTCGCATGAACACCCTGATGGGTGGAGTGTCCACATACCGCAACGACTTCGACATGGCGCACTCCGAGGCTATGGAAAAGTTCAGAGAGGCCGGTGTGTGATGGAGGTCTTTCTTATCGTTGCATCTTTGTGCTTTGTGGCTTATTGCTACTGCATTTTTATGTTGATCAGGAACAGGTGCATCTATGCAGTGCGTCTTCAATTCCTGAATGATGATGAGCTTTGGCGCACCCACTACGAGGCGTTGCCAGAATATGACCAAATGCTTGAAAACCCAAAGTACTGGCTACTCTGGACGCCAGAGCACTGGATCGAGTGGGTGAACCGCCAAGAGATAGGAGTGCATGATGGACTCTGACAACGGCTACGGCGCAGCATGGCGCACATGTCCAGACTGCGGGAATGTGTACGTGCTACAGCACTACTGCAAGGCGCTACAAAAGCAGCAGAGCGCAGAGGGTGGTTGCAAGCCAGCGCCACCGCTGACAGAGCAAGACGTGCGCCGGATCGTGCGCGATGAAATGAAACTGGCTGGCTTGCTGAAGTGAGTGCGATTATGGCCCAACAAGTTGGCAGCAGGATCATCAGGATTTGCGAAATACTGGAGATTCTGGGGCCTAGTACAAGCGCAGAGGTGCATGTGTACATTGACCAGTGCAGCATTCAAAACGTGCGCACCTATTGCAAGCGGGCGGTGTCGCTTGGATTGCTGACCGTTAGCGATGGCAACCACACAAGGTATCTGCCCAATATTTATTCAATCGCACCGAACTGGCGGCAGATTGTTGACTCCAAGAAAGCAAAGCCAGTACAGCCAAAGAAGATTGCAAAGCTATCCGGAAAGTTTGCGGTGAACAGTGTTTTTCAGTTGGGAGGGCTATGAGTCGGAGCAAATTAAGCAAATTCAACGCCGCCAAGCTGGGAGACCCTGTTTATGCAATAAAAGCGCCAAATGTACCGGCTTGGTTCAAGATGCTTGGGCACGATGGATACATTGTTATCACTTATGAGCACCCAGACGGCAGTAAGCGCGATGCCATTGTTCCAGGGAGAGATATAGAAATGAAGGATGTGAAATGAAATCCAAGATCATCAACCGCATACGCGAGCGGCAGAGTATGGTGGTGCGCAAAGAACTTGTCCGGCTGACCGATCAGATTGAGCGGGAATCTGCCAAAGAACAAGAGACCATGCGGGCGTCTCTAAAGCATAAATATTCAGAATTTCTGGCAGGAGCTATCGTTAACAACGAAAAGAGCATACGTGATTTGGACGCTCAATACATCATACCGTCATATCACGATGTAGAGGTTTCGTACGCAGGCAAACGGTTCCGACCCTTTGACGTGAGCGAAAGTGTGCGGCTTGTTTGCAGTCGCTGCGGAGGCTGGGAACTTTGGAGCACCTGGGGCGGGGTAGAGAAGCTTCTCGCTGGCGAATATCACGAAACGAAACTAAGCGTGTTCGTCAGAGGGGTACAGATATGCTGAGCCGGAAATAAAAAAAGCCACCAGGCGGCAACCTGATGGCCTTTGAGGAACCAACGTCTAGCAGACCAGATTCTAACTGAAAGGCCGCGCATGAAAGACGACACAAACGATCTGTTAAACGATCTGCTGATTCAATGGCACCGCTGGGCTACCGGCTATCGCTACAGCGCGGATATCAATTCAAGCCCGACATTCCGGGAATTCAAGGCTTATCGTGGGTGGGAGACACTGGACGAGATTGCAGAGGAAGACACCTCGACCCAGGAGGCTGTCCAGTTGGCCGTAATGGGCGATTGCGGGGGGTTTGGGGCCATGGAGCCACCATCCTATAGGACAGCCCTCCAATTGCAGGCCAGGAACCTGCATACGGGACGTAGCGTGTGGACTAGCGCCAGACTGCCGCAGGATCTGGAGCAGCGGGCGCAGATATTGGGTTTGGCCCGGGTTGAGTTGTTGCGGCGACTGCATGCTGCTGGAGTTTTGTGAAGCCCATAGGACAACCCCGAGACTCCCGACCTGTAGGTATTTGGAAGTCCTTGCCCAGCTATCGCCCAGCACTCGCATGACGGTCACATTCAAATTGTCGAGCGCCCTATCGTGGGCCAAGCGCTGAATATCGGTTTGCTTGCTCGTTTTTGCAGTCGCTGTGCAACGCTGCGCCGCCGGGGTTGTTAGTTAAGCGGCATCTGTACATGAGAACTGCCCAGACATGGCCCGTGAACTTGCGCCATGGGGTGACTCAGACCCCAGAACGCAAAAGGGCTATTTCTGCTGCGTTCTGGTGCCGACACACCACCCTTGCGGGGAAAACGCATGAGAAATAGCCCTCATGTAGATTGTCGTCGTGTGTCGGCACTTTGACAAGCTGATTTTATTTGCAGTGCTGTGTTTGTGAACAGTTGAGAGGAAAGTACCACACTTTGGCGCGCTTTAGATTTCCGGCTTCTGCGGCAGTGAAAGCATGCGCTTGAGCCAGTGGCTGGACCCCCAGTCTTTCCAGCGCTTGTACTGCTCGGGCGTGACTTTGACGGTGATCATCTTGCTTGCGGGGTTTGTTGCAGGTGGGCGGCCAGCGCCAGGGCGTTTACCACCTTTGGGCACGACTTCGCGGGCGGCGCGGATTTCTGTGGGGGTTGGCCGCATTGGAGTCACTCCGTCCAGTCGCCAATCTCAATGTTCCCAACTGCGCCGATTGCCTCAGCTTCGTCGTATGCCAGCTCCATCAGCTCATCATCTGGAAGATCGGCATGCTGTGGCCCGGTAAGCACTGTTCCAACGCCATTTGAGCCGCGTTCTGCGGGGATGTAAGCTGCGCGATAGGTTGTTGCCATTTTCATTTCTCCTTGGTTAAAAATCCCACTGGAAAGCCCGCAGGCTTTGCGCTGGAATTTAGGAGCTCAATCCAGTGTTCAGAGAGCCATCTGGATGCCAAATTTTTGCATCAATGTCGGATGAGCCGGTAAATCCAAGCAGGTACCAGCCGATTCGATTTGTGTTGGGCATCCGGCCTTTTACGTGGATTTCTCCGTTTTTTGTCACCCTGGCGTTTGGGGCGCCAAATATCGTTTTGACAGCGGAACGGATTTCAGAATCAGTCTTTGTGGTGTGAGTTGTCATTTTCATTCTCCAGTTGTGTTGCGATGATTGAAGTATATACCAATATCGAGAGATTGCAAGAAGTATTTGCATAGGGAAAACACCTATATTGCAATTTCCCAAAATCTGTGGCATAGTCGTTGCCAGTTGGCGGAGCCTGCGCGAAACATTTTGCAGGCGTCAAACGCATGCTGATTTGCCATGCCAGGAAATGGGTGGATCGCAGTTGAAATCACTGCCTAGGTCAGTCGGCAGCCGTTTGATAGCGTCGTCAAAAGTAAGCCACCTTGGAACCAGCCAGTAGGCCACTGGATAAACTGGGTACTTTGTCGGCTTACTTTTGGCGGATGGCGAGACAGGGAAATGGCTGTGTTAGCTCAAAGCGTAAAGAGCACCAGCAAAAATGCTGGAGGGTAGGGGTGCAGATCGAACTCCCTATGCGGCACTGGAAACAGATAGAAAACCCTGACAACGGATCGACCGCCAATTGATTTGGTGAATGCGCAGTGCGATGCGCAACACTACCCAGGCCGCAACACATATCGTGTTGCGCGAGCTCTAATCCTGGGGTGTGTGGCAAAGCCGGAGATCGCAACCGGCCACCAAAACCATCACATCAGCGGCGGCGTGGAAAGTGAGCACGCATCCCTCGACGGGGCCGCAGTCGTCATAAACGACCCGGAACTATCGGAATGACGCGAGACCCGTCGCTGATGGGGGCGTAGGGACGATAAGTGACTGCAGTAGCTGGATTAACGCCCAGCCCGCTGATGTGATGGTAGACGGCCAGACGGCAGGCGCGCCCTGTCTGGTTCGAGACAAACTCAATTCGTGTAGCCGCTCGGTGGCTCAAGGCGAGTGAGCCATCAAAATTTATAGCTCATCTACCACGAGTAGACGGAGTATCCGAAGCCCTGATGCAGCAATGTATCGGGGCTTCAGTCTTTTAGCCGTTAAGCAACTAGCTTGACGGACATGCGTGGTAGGCCACGACAAGCACTCCAGCTGCAAGCGCTGGAACTATTTTGCTGCTGTAGCTCAGTTGGTTAGAGCGCCCAGCTTGGATTGATCGGTGCCCAGGTCAATCTCTGGGAGGTCGCAGGTTCGAGCCCTGCCAGTTCAGCACCCAGTTTTACGTGAGCATTTATGAATCTGAAACTCGAAATTCGCCGCAATGCTGATGGAGTAGTGGTTACCGATCTTTGGCCAGACTGGGACTTTAATGTCTTCTGGTGGAAAGAGGGTAATGCATCGTGCGATTGCAATCGTGGAGAGTTTTTCAATTCTGCACACGGAGACAGCGATTCGGAGTCTGAGTGCGGCGAGGGCCGTTATTCGGTGCGTCTCTCGGATGCTGATACAGGCGTCTTGCTTTACGATGATTTTAGGCACATGGCGAAAGTGGAAGAACGCGGGGGAGTCGAGGCCCCTGGAAGCAATTCCGTGTAGGTTCGAATCCTACTGTGCCGAACAGTTTGCGGCGGCGATCAATCAACTAAATGCATGACTTTGCACCAGTGATCGACCGCCGCGATTAATTTCTAAGTCTCCCTGATCGGTTGTTACGTCCGATCCTTCGCCGCCCCTGGACAACTCGGGCGGCTTTTTTATTTTCGAAAGCAATCTATGCCTCCAATGCCCCCTGACATGATGCAAGGCCAGCCACAAGCGCCAGGCCCAGACGATCAATCCCCGCAGGGCATGTCTGTGACCATCACAAAGATGCCAGACGGCACTTTCTCGGTCGGCCCAGACGATGACAGCCAGGGCGGCGAGCAAGTAGAAGGCGGACAGCCAGAAGGCCAGGAGCCTGGAATGCAGACCGTCAAATCTCTGGACGAGGCCCTTAGTCTGGCTGGGCAGATGCTGTCTGGCGGGCCAGATCGGGGTGAGATCGCAAAACAAGTATGGAGCACATGATGGGAGACCAACAGCCCGAAACAACTCAAGCAGAGCAGGCTGAGGCCGAACTGGCCCATGCGACAAGCATCGAAGGTGCGAATGACGAGCTGTTGAAAATGGCCGCTGCACTCACAGAATCGGCAATGATGGTGCACAACATCCCTGTTGACTTCGCTGGGCTGTCCATGAACATCCTGCGCTGCCCTGACACCCATAGGCTGGAAGCGATCTTCGTCACTCCAGTGGATCTGATTGGGGACAAGCCATTCCCCCGCTACGACCCCGTGAAGAAGGTCCGGGAGGTTGGAAAGCCGAAGATTGTGCTTGCGTCATGATTCTGAGACGCATAACGCGGCCACGGCGATCATGGCTGGGAATTTGGGGCATCAGCCATGAGTGAAATGCTTGAGTCTGTAGCCCGCAAATTGCAAGACGACGCTTTTTGGGAAACGCGAGCTGACATTATGCGTCACCTGGAGGCAATCGTTAGGGTGCTGTCAGACGCTACTGGTAGCTATGGACCTTTGCCAAGCGAGTCTTGGAATTCTGTTGCCAACGAAATATGTGATTCGCTGATGAAACAGGCAAAGCCATACATCGAAGAAAACGCCAAAAAGCATATGTATGCGAAGTTGGTTGAATTGCTGAAATGACGGTGCACTGAGTATGGGCGCTCCTGGTAGAAAGAACGTAAGCAATAAAATGGACTATCCGCGCCGCGACTCGTCTACCCCAATTGAGCCCAGCGGCCCATATTGGAAGGACAGAAGCGACCCGATGGGCCTAGTCCATGCGCGTGAAAAGCTCGAAATGCAGGATAAGAAATTCGCAGCCGCTCTGTACCTGATTTTGAAGGCAGCTGATATTGACGCTGCAAATATGTATTTCGACCTATGCCATAGGCACGGTGTTTTTGGCGCTGATGAGCTTTTTGAAATTGGTCAGGAAATGAGCCGGATGATCATGGCGACAAAGGGCGAAAAGGCCGAAATCAACTGGGAAGCAGTAGCACTGCGGCACCGGGCTGACAAGAAAGTTCGAGACGAGTGGGCCGGATTGGATGCAGCGGATCTCCGCGTCATCGCATCAAAATCGCTGCTGGGGTGCCATGACTGAGGTCAAGCTGCCGGATTGGGCAAGGATAGAGGCAGATTTCCGTGCTGGCATCAAAACCCTCCGGCAGATGGCTTCAGAACACGGGTTGTCCGAAGGTGCGATACGTAAGCGCGCCAAGCGAGAAGATTGGGAGCGTGACCTTGCGGCGAAGATACGCGAAAAGGCCGACTCGCTGGTACGCAAAGAAGCGGTACGCAAAGAGGTACGCAAAGAACAAGGCGTACCAGAAAAAGAGGTTGTTGAAGCCAATGCAGAGCTTCAGGCGCGCATCCGTAGGGAGCAGCGGACCGACATATCCAGAGGCCGAAAGCTGGTTATGACCCTGCTGGAAGAGTTAGAAATGCAGACCGGCAGTATCGGCCTACTTGAGCAGCTATCGGAATTGCTGTACGACAAAAATGACGATATGACAGCGGCACAGCAAGCCGCGCAAGACAAGCGCATCGAGTTATTCAACAAGGTTATTTCCCTGAGTGGCCGCACTGGCACCATGAAAAGCCTAGCCGAATCGCTTAAAACGCTGGTTGCCCTGGAGCGTGAAGCCTTCGGTATAGACGAGAAGCGTACAAACGACTCTCAAACCGTGTTCAACATGCAATTCTGATGGCTACCATCACTTACGTTGCCGAGGCCACGGCCAAACTATTTCACCGGTCAAACGCCTTTGTTCGTGGGCTGCGTGGCCCGATTGGAACCGGCAAATCGGTGACGTGCTGCATGGAAATCATGCGCAGGGCGCGTGAGCAGGAGCCTTTCGAGGGTGTTCGCCACTCTCGCTGGGCGGCAATCCGGAATTCGTATCCAGAACTGAAGTCCACGACGATTAAGACGTGGCAAGACTGGGTTCCGGATGATGTTGCTCCTATGCGATGGGATGCCCCAATCACCAGCGTTTTCACGGCCAAGCTGCCAGATGGCACACGGATTGAATGCGAAGTGATGTTCATATCACTGGACCGTCCAGCGGATGTGAAGAAGCTGAAATCCCTGGATCTTACTGGCGGATGGATTAACGAGGCGTCAGAGCTTCCGAAGGCTATTTTGGACATGTTGACGGGTCGTGTTGGTCGCTATCCGTCGAAGGCTCAGGGGGGCGCAAGCTGGTCGGGCATCATCATGGACACCAATTCACCGGATGATGACCACTGGTGGTATGAGATTGCCGAGACGAATAGGCCGGATGGGTATGAGTTTTTTGCCCAGCCTGGGGCGCTGTTGAAGGTCGGAGAGAAGTACATACCGAACCCAGCTGCTGAGAATGTGAAAAACCATATCCTTGGCTATGACTACTGGATGCGCCAGATCCCCGGCAAGGATGCTCAGTGGATCAAGGTCTTTGTTCTGGGCGAGTACGGTAGCGTGCATGATGGCAAGCCGGTCTATCCGGAGTACAACGATTCTCTGCATGTCGGCGAGCTGCAACCATTGCCAGGAGTCCCACTCCAGATTGGTCTGGACTTTGGCCTTACGCCTGCGGCTGTGATCGTCCAGAACGACGCACGCGGCAGGTTGCTGGTGATCGATGAGCTTTGTGGCGAAGACATGGGAATCAGCGGGTTCCTGGAGGATGTGTTGATTCCACAGCTGATGCGGGTCTATCCAGAGTGGTGGGATAAAAAAGACGAAATGATCGAATGCTTCGGTGACCCAGCAGGAGCACAGCGGGCGCAGACGGATGAAAAATCCTGCTTTGATGAGGTCAAGGCTGTGAAGCTGAAGATCCGAGGGGCTAGAAGCAATGCATGGCTCCCACGGCGCGGCGCAGTGGCGTGGTTCCTGTCAAAGCTATCCGGTGGTCAGCCGATGTTTTTGATAGACCCATGCTGCAAGGTGTTGCGAAAGGGTTTAAACGGCGGCTACAAATACCGCCGCATTCAGGTGGTTGGCGAAGAGCGATACACCGAAGAGCCCATGAAGAACAGCTACTCTCACCCGCATGACGCTCTGCAGTATGTGGCTATGGAGTCTGGTGGATTGCAAGCCACAAAAGAGAAAAACAAGCCACGCGAAAAGGGCCGCTCAGCCCGCGAAGTGCTAGACGATGTAGTGGGCTACTAGCCCAACAAAACACAAACCAGACCGCCCCAGTGGCGGTTTTTGCATTTAAGGACACCTTTGGAAGATCCAATCGACCCGCAGCAGGCTCAGGACGAGATAGATGCCCGCCTAGCCAGTCTTGCGGAATCCCTGTTGCTGACCCGCAATGAAGCGATTGAAGGCCGAGCCGCGTCTGGAATTGAACGGCAGTGGCGTGCAGACCAGAAGGCATTCGAGGGTCTGGATGGAACATCTGGACGCCAGGATATGTTGGATTACGCTACTGGAAACGCGTGGCTGGAGCCAAAGGACAAGAAGCAAAAGCAATCGCGGGTGATTGTGAACATCATCCGAGGCAAGTGCGAGACGGCAGAGGGCAGGTTCAGCGAACTGCAGTTCCCAACAGATGACAAGAACTGGGGTCTGTTGCCGTCTCCAGTGCCGGAAAGCGCAGTCGAACTCAACTTTACCAAGGCTACCGCTCAGCCTGCGCCTCAAATGCCAGGCCAGCCGCCCATGCCGCAATCAAGTCAGATGCAGCCTGCCAGCCAGCAGGACAAAGACGATGATGTGAAGAAGCGTTGCGCGGCCATGGAGCAGGAGATTGCGGACCAGCTGGAGGAATGCAGCTTCAATGGTGAGTGCCGTAAGGCTGTGCGTAGTGCTGTTCGGCTTGGCACAGGGATCCTGAAGGGGCCGAACGTAGTCAAAAACGTGCGCAAAGCGTGGTTTCGGCAGGAAGACTCGACCGGCGTCACGTACATCATGAAGATGGTGGAGGAATTCGCGCCGTCTACCAAGGCTTGTGATATCTGGAATGTATATCCAGACCCGCACTGTGGCAGTGACCCAAAGCGCGGCGCATACATCTGGGAGCGCGATCACATCCTGCCGCGTGAGGTGCGTGCGCTCATTGGTGTGACTGGCTATAACACCCGCCAACTGATGCGAGTGCTGGAAGAAGAGCCGCTGCGCACTACTGTGGACTTGGACAAAGGCGGAAGCCAGGGCAATCGCGTGCAATCAACCGCAGCCAAGCGGGGCGCACCTTATGAGCGCTGGGAATACCACGGCGATGTGAATAAGGATGATCTGGAGGCCATCGGATGCTCTTGCCCTGATGGTCCTGGTAGCACGTATTCGGCATGCATCGTGTTTATCAACGATAGGCCAGTCAAGGTCACGTTGAACTCAATCGACACAGGAGAACTTCCTTACGATTTCTTCCAGTACGTGGAGATTGAGGATAGCCCATGGGGTATTGGTGAGGTCCGAAAGATCATATGGCAACAGCGGATCATCACTGCAGCATGGCGGGCCATGATGGACAACGCCGGAGCGTCTGCCGGGACCATTCTGGTGCTTGGCAAGGATGTGGAACCAGAGGATGACGATTGGGGCCTGAATGGCAACAAGATCTTTGTGAACTACGCCGACGATCAGGACGTTTCCAAGGCTTTTGCACAGTACCAGGTGGCGAACAATCAAGTTCCCCTGCAAAACATCATTGAACTGGCGCTGAAGTTTACCGACCTGGAGAGCGGCACTCCAGCCCTGGCTCAGGGGGAAAAGGGCTCTTCGCCGGAAACACTGGGCGGCATGCAGTTGCTCATGCAGGGCGCAGACACCGGACGTAGACGCCTGGTAAAGCAGTGGGATGACCAGATCACAAGACCGCACATCACGCGGTATTACGACTGGAACATGCAATACAACAAGAAGCAGGAGATCAAGGGCGACTATCAAGTGGATGCCCGTGGTACTTCTGTGCTGCTGGTCAAGGATCAGGCTGTGCAATCTCTTGGGCAGCTGATGCAGATGCGTAGTGTCCCTGAGTTTGCCCTGTTGGTTGACTGGGAAAAGGCTGCAAAACAGATGTTGCAGGCCACCCATCTGGATGTGCTGAAAGACGACAAGGCTATAGAGCAGGCCAAGCAACAGGCGGCACAGCAACAACCTCCAGTCGCGCCACAGGTGCAGGCCGCACAGATCCGTGCGCAAGTGGATACGCAAATTGCCGCCGCCAAGCTCAAAGCAGATGCAGACCACGCAGCGGCAGAGGCACATATCGAAGTGGCTCGCCAGCAATTTGAGGCAAGCGAGGCCCAGAAAGACAGGCAATTGCAACTGGTCGTCGAGCAGATCAACGAGCGCATTCAGTCGATCAAGGAAGGAAACGCCAAGGAAATCAGCTTTGACGAAATCAAGGCAATGCTGGCTAGCACTTCTATGAAGCTAAAGACCCAGCAGGATTTGTCCATAGGAGGGCACATGGTCGATGTTCACAAGCACTACAACACGCCGCAGGTCATGACGCCGCCAACAGAGCCCGCAGGCCGTGCGCCCAACGGGCAGGCATTCTCAGCATAAGGAAAAGGTATGGCAACGCTTTACATCACAGAGTTCACCAGTCTCAAGAAAGACTTCAACTTTCACATCCCTCAAGCAGCAGTTATGCCAGCCAATGCAGAGCAGACCGTGGCTATTGGTGCAGGGAGCGTACAAAGCGCTGCCTTTTCAAACGGCACCAAGATTGTGCGACTTGAAAGCGATGCAATTTGTTCTGTGACGTTCGGGCCGAACCCAACCGCTACAGCCGGGAAGATGCGGATGGCCGCTGATTCGCCAGAGTACTTCATGGTCAATGCTGGTGACAAAGTTGCCGTAATCAGCAACACATAACATGCTTGGTTTCCCTGTTGGTAGGTTGGGCGCAAGTAACAAACATGCATCCAACCCGCTTAAGCTCGACCTGAATTTAGCTCTGGACCCCGGCTCTTCGCTGGACAGCAGGATAACGTTCAGCAGCCCTGCTCGCACATATTTGAATGCAGGCGTACTGACTTCCATCTCTGCGAACCAGCCGACATTCGAAAGCTGGGACGGTGTAAATCGTGGACTGGCACTTGAACCAGCCTTCACGAACCTAGTGCCATACAGCAACGACCCGACACACGCAACATTGATCACTGAGGTGACGATAGCATCTGGTGACGTTGGGCCCGGCCTTATAACGCAGCTAAATCAAATCTCAGCCACTGTTAACTCCAGCTTTCATAAATTTTCATGGAAGCCAGGATCGCAAGCGGCTGGTTTGACGCAGACGCACAGTGCATATTTCAAGGCAGTAGCAGGAGCTACCAGCTATTCGTGTTGGCTACAAGTTTCTGCAGAGTTTAATAACGGAGGCGCTGTCTACCATTTCCGAATCGATGGAAACGAAGGCTTCTATTTCGACAATGACAATGCAAATGCAACGACCGTCACATATGGGTGGAAAAAGCTCTCTGGCGGCATTTACCAAGTCTGGATCACAGCAACGTGGCTAGCCACTGGCAACAAGCAATTCATGATCGGCGTTTCGGCAAAGACCGCGCCAGAGGCTAGGAATTACGCTGGTGCAACTACTCAGGCGGTACAGGTTTTTGGAGCTCAGATCGCGACAGCAAACGGACCGACTAGCTATGTGGCCACATCAGGGGCAACGGCATCAATAGCGGCTACCACGGCAGCATTCAACGACACATCGTGGTTGACGACTTCGCAGGGCACTTTTGTTGTAGAGCACGATTGCTCATCAGGTCCTGTTATTGGATCTGGGGCCAACACAATCATCTCTAGCGCTGGCGTTTCTCCATACGGAACCACAAAGGTGGCGCTGGCATGGAGTGGGTCCACATCTGACTTGGTGACAAACGGCGGATCTTCGACTGCTGGCGGACTTCCGACATTCTCAGGTACTGACATACGCTTACTAGCAACATCTGGGGCCAACTCGGCGGGGCACATAAAGAGAATCCGGTTCTACAACACGCGGCTGACAGTCCAGCAGATGCAGGCATTGACTTCGCCTTCTATGGCATCGACTGCGCAACCTGGAATACTTAGGACGGCTAGTGTTGATAACCACGTTCCTACATCGCTCAACACCACAAGCGGAACGGCATTGACATTCTTGTCACGCTTCCGTCTGAAACTCGGCGGAACAGGCTATGACTGCTCATCGTTGCAGCTTGATTTCCCAAATTTCCAGGGCATTGTTGGTGCAACAGGCAATGCATTGAACATCACTGGATGCTATTTGGAGCGTGTAACTGGTGTTTCGGAGAGTGTGCAAGTCAAAGTCGGCGGATCTGGAACATTCACTGTTGCAGATGGGGCATCTGGAACGGTTCTTAGTGATGCCATCTTGCCTAGTGCATTTACGAACTTGTCAACCTTCCCGGCAAATATGGAGTTTTATGTTCGCGTGCAGGGCACAGTAGCCAGCGCAGGCATGAAGATCCCAGGCGCACGGCAGGCAGAGACATACACCAGCACTACCGGATTCGGTCGCATATACGATCCTGCTGCAGTCAGTTTCAGCGCTGTTTCTGGTACTGGTGCAATTTCCAAACTATCAGGCACGGACCCCGGGCAATTGACAGTTAGTTACTGCCCGGTGCTAGTCGGCAATTTTGTTACCGGTGATCCGGTAACGAATTTCCACTTAGGCGATTCAATCATTGAGGGCACGCAAAACCTTGGGCAAACCGGTACGTTCCTGACTTTGTGTGCGCTGAATCTTGGAATCCCAAGGATAGAAATGGCACGCGGCGGATCTTCTCAACTTGAGGCCGAGAACTCTAATTCATATTGGAACCCGTATTTGAAGTATTGCCGAGTTCTGTGGGATGAAATGGGCACAAATAACCAGAACGCGACCCTCAGCCACGCGAGCTATTGGAACTATTTCAGGAAGACTGCTTTGGGCGACAAGATCGTACGGATAGGCCTGTTCCCCAAGGCTAGTAGCACTGACAGCTTTGCGACAGAGGCAAATCAAACCATCGTTCGACCATACCCCACAGCCTATCCAGACAGAATAAATCTTGCATGGCTGGCATATGGCCCTTCACAGGGCGGGACCGATTACAACATTGATCCGCAATCAATTCGTGGAACGAACAAAGGAAAGTGGTGGACTGACGGTACGGCGTTCTACGGGACACCAGATGGCACGCACCCATCCACAAACAGCACAACCGCTCTGCAATCAGAAGTCCAGCCGCTTATGGCTGCAGTAACGGTGACGTGATGGATCGCATAGACCAGTCATCCAGAACCTGGGGCTTGGTGGAGGAATGGGCCAAGTCCCAACTCGCCAAGGCCAGGGAAGAAAACGACTCGCCCATAAAAACAGAGGTGCAGACCGCTGTGCTGCGTGGGCGAATCAAGATGCTCAAGGATTTGATCGCACTGCCACTTCCTCCAAAGGAAAGAAAGCAGAGGGATAGTGCAGACGACGATGAATATTGAACCAGCTCAGGCTGGTTTTCTTTTTTAGGCCCCACTCCGGAGCCTTTTTTACGGGCCGAGCAATCGCCCCATTTCAATGCTCGCCGGATTCCGCCGGGCCAATCTAGGAGATTTACGAAATGACAGTGGAGCAAACAGACCGCGCCGCCATCGCCAACGAGGTGTTTGGAGACCAACCCGCCGAGCAATCGCCGGAAGTTATCCAGCCCGAAGTTGTGAAGGATGCGGGTCAGCCGGTCATCGATTCGACAGCGACGCCTGAAGCCAAAGAGGTTGATCCGTGGGCCGGTGTACCGACCGCCCTGCGTGAGCAATTCGAAGGCATGCAGGCAAAGCTGCAAAGTCTCGAAAAGTTTGATTACCGCTTGAAGCAGGCAGAAAGCCGCGTCGGTAGTGTGCAGAACGAATTGCATGCCGCAAGAGAGGCCGCGAAAGCGGTAACGAATGCGCCAAGCAAGGAGCAGATTGCGGACGCATCGGCAAGCCAGGCTGACTGGGATCAGCTAAAGGAAGACTTCCCCGAGTGGACTAAGGCAATTGGAGGACGTATCGCCGCCGAGCGCGCCGAGATTCTGAAGAGCATGCCTGATATCAACAAGGCCAGGAGTGAAATCCAAGCTGATTACGACAAGAAACTGGTTGTCACTCAAGCGCGACTAGGCGGCGACATTGTTGCCATGAAGCATCCTGAATGGAGGAAGACTCAGACGAGTCCAGACTTCCAGCAGTGGTTTGTGGAGAACAAGAAAGAAGACAGTCTTGTACCCGCCGAGATCATCAAACTTTTCGATGACTACGAAGCTCACATTGCAAATCGTAAATCAGTAGCAGAAATCGAAGCTGAACGCCAGAAACGGCTGGAGGCATCGCAATCCACACCGGGGCGTCGTCTGCCTGCTGCCAAGTCTCAGGCAGACATGACCCCATCAGAGCTTCGGGCAGAAATTGCCCGGCAGACCTGGAACAACCCATAAGGAAATTGAATCATGGCTACCCAAAATTACGGCACAGTTGCCTCGCGCAACCTAATCCGTGCGGAAATGGAACTGCTGAAGATGGTAGAGACTATCCAAGTCTTGGGCCTGTTCGGAGAGCAGAAACAACAACCAATGAACAAGACGGACACCGTTGTATTCCGGCGTCTCAACCCGTTCAACATGTCGGCCACCACGGGCGCTCCGCAGATCACTGCGGCCAACTTCATCACGTCTGAAGGCACTACGCCAACGGCAAACACGATCAGCTGGACTGACGTTTCGGCCACACTGGAGCAGTACAGCATTCTCTTCAAATTCAGCTCCAAGGCTGAACTGATGTACGAGGATGATATCCCTGCCGCCCAGAAGAAGGTAACCGCGCAGACACTGGCTGAAGTTGCTGAACTGGTTGCTTACGGCCAGGTGAAGGGCGGAACCTCGGTGATCTATGCCAACGGCACTACCCGTGCAGGCGTGAATACCGCAATCAGCTTGCGCAAGCTGCAGCAAGCTGCACGCTCGATGGAGACGAACCGCGCCACCCACATCACCGACATGGTGAAGCCCGGTCCGAACTTCGGCACCGCGCCTGTGGAGCCTGCATACCTGGTGTTCTTCCATACGGATGGCTCCAGTGATGTGCGCGCCCTGGCTGGGTTCACCAAGCGCGTGGAATATGGCTCTGCCATCAAGCCAGTGCACCCGCGTGAAATCGGCGCATGCGAGGAATTCCGGTTCATCCCAAGCCCTCTGTTTGCTCCGTACCTGACTGCAGGCTCCGCAACCACCAACGGCATGTTGGCTACGTCCGGCAGCGTTGATGTGTACCCATACATCATCCTTGCGGAGAATGCATTGGGTCACATCAGCCTGAAGGGTACCGCCGATTACTCCGGCATCAGCCCCACCATCATCTCGTCCAAGGTGAAGAACCACGCCAACCCATCCGGCATGTTTGGTTATGTCGGCGCAGACTTCTGGTACGCATGCGTTCGCCTGAATGAAAACTGGATGACGCGTATTGAGTGCGGCTGCACCGATTTGGCCTAACCATGTGGCCGTGTAACAGCGGCCATTTCTCAACTCTCAAAGGAAATCAAAATGGATAACTTCAACAACGAAGGGAAGGGCGGCACGTTCTGCTTTTCCAAGGCTGGTCTGGCGATTGGCGACGGTGCAAAGACGGGTATCTCCCTGGCCTCCACGGTCGGCACTGGTATCGACTACTGCATTGACGGCATCATGTACAACGTTGCCGACTCCGCCACCAACAAGCCGTTTACGGCGGATACCGTTCAAGCGGTTCTGACAAAGTGCCTTTACTTGGTGGTGGTTGACAGTGCTGGCACGGTGACAACCATCAAAGGCACTGCGGTGCTTTCCGCCGATCTGACGGCTGGAACCAAGGTGCTGAAGTGGCCGGAACTGCCAGCCAACAAGGCCCCATTGGGAGCGGTCAAGATCGCCCTAGCCAGTACTGCCACGTTCACGCCAGGCACTACCGCCTTGGACGCAACGAACGTCACGGCAACGTACTACGACCTGCACAGCGTGCCGACTGCTCCGCTGACTTCTTAACCATCACTCACTCAACCCAAAGCCGCCTAACCAGCGGCTTTTTTATTTGGAGAAACGGAAATGCGTAGAGGACAGCAACGAGACATTGCATCGGGAACAGCAAAGACGTTGGCCGAGATTGGCAGTGGCGTCGGTATTGAAACCGAGATCGAGCCGGTGAATATGAGCAATGAAGAACTGGAAAAGTTCATGGCAGAGCCGGTGACCATCGTGGTTCACAAGACCAACGAAAAGGGCGCGCTCAACATCATCACGCCGAGTGTGAATGGCCGCAACCAGCCAATCATTCGCGGCATCAAGCAGACCGTCAGGCGCTGCTATGTGGAAGCATTGATTGGAAGCCACCAGATTGAGTACGAACAGCAAATCAACCCGCTGAGCCCGGACCAATTCAAGATGAATCCAAAGGCAACACCTTCCTACCCCTTTGATGTGGTCAACGACACGGAGGAAGGGTACGCATGGAAGGAGCGCTTGGAGCGCAGGCTTGATCAAGAGATCGCACGGATCTAGACCAATCGATTAACAAAGGGCGAGAGCCCACTCTCTATAGGTGAAATCATGAGACTTTGGGAAGTATTTACGAATCTGCGAGTGCAGGGCATTCTGCGCATGGGGCGCAATGCCCGTATTGTTGTTGTCAACTCTGACGCGTCGGAATCGACCGTTGACCTGACGGAGTTCGGAGCGCTGGATGTTACGCCAGGCACAGCAACGGCTTCGAAAGCATTGGTGCTGGATGCATCGAAGGGCATTGCGACCATCACGACAGCGACCATTTCCACGTTGACTACTGGTGCGATTGCATCGGCTGATTCTTCGTTGGACATTACAGGCATTGCCGCCGCACAGGGTGGCTCAATTACCGCAACTGGAGGCACATCCAGCACTGCTGGTAATGCTGGCGGCGCTGTTGCTTTGGTTGGCGGAACTCCTGGCGCGACTGGCATCGGTGGTGGCGCATCGGTTACTGGTGGCGCTGGTGGTGCAACCTCTGGTGCTGGCGGCGCTGTTGCAATGACTGGCGGTGCGGGAACTGCCGGTAACGCTGCTGGCGGGGCCGCATCGCTGATTGGCGGTGCTGGACAGGGTTCCGCTGCTGGTGGTGCCATCACGGTCACGTCTGGTGCGGCTGGCGCTACTGGTGTTGCTGGTGTTGTACAGATTTCTGTCGGCGCTGCAACTGCTGGCAATGGATCGGCAATGACGCTGACGGCTGGCAATGGTGCGGGCGGAACGGCATCTGGTGGTAATTTGAATCTTGTCCCTGGCGCTGCCGTTTCCACTGGCACACCGGGAGAGGTGCAAATCAATGGCACTGCGGGCACGACCCAGGCAGGATGGCGGCAAATGCTGGCAGCAAGCGTGCCTGTGTCTGGTCAAAACAATACCATCTTCATGGCCGAGCGCGCATACCGTGTGAAGGCCGCGCATGTCATTTGCTCCAGCACTGGTACTGTTCCAACGGTCGATGTGACGAAAGAAACCGGCACCACTGCCCCCGGCAGCGGAACGACGGTTCTCACCGGCGTGATGACATTCTCCGGCACGGCAAACACACGTGTTGCCGGTACGTTGACCAGCACGGTTGCCACTCTGACCCTTGCGGCGGGTGATCGGCTTTCTGTCAAGTGGGCTGGCACGGTGGGCGCTATCACCGATGCATGCGTAGAGGTTCTGTTGGTTCCGGTCTAAGACTGACGCATGAACTTCTTGCAAATCTGCCAGAGAACAGCCCAGGAGTGTGGCGTAAGCCGTGGCACTTCTGGGCCTGTCAGTGTCCTTTCGCAAACTGGCGAGATGGGGAAGATTGTCGACTGGGTTTCAACCGCCTATGAAGACATTCAAGAGGAAAGCAAGGCGTGGATGTTCCTGCGCTTTGATTTCGGCTTTCCCACTATCGCAGGGTCTTCGACCTATCTACCGTCAGCAGTCTCACTGACCGAGCACATTCGATGGAAGTCTGATTCACTGCGCGCCTATCTCACATCGACTGGCGTTAGCGATGAGCAGCAGCTTGTTGAATGGGATTGGCAAACGTTTCGTGATGTGCGCCTTATTGGGACAATCCAGAGTGGAAGACCTACAGACTTCGCCATCAGACCAGATGAGTCCATTGTTTTGTGGCCTACGCCTGACGCCATATACACCATTGTCGGCGAGTACTGGAAGCGACCCCAGGTGATGAGTGCGAATGCCGATGAACCGTTGTTTGATCGCTCGTTTCACATGGCAATCGTCTGGAAGGCGTGTATGTACTACGCAACCGACCAGGGAGCCGCAGAGCTTTACGCAACATCAGAGCGTGAATTCAAGCGGGTGCTTAGGAAGATCAAACGCAAATACATGACTCCATTTACGCTTGGAGGACCTTTGGTGTGAAGATGCCGCAGGTTCCAATCCAAACAAACTACGTCAAGTTTGCCCGTGGCCTAGATCTGATTTCCCCTGTTCTGTCGATCAACCCAGGAATGTGCCTATCGGCCATGAACTATGAGCCGGGGATTGATGGGGGTTACACAAGGGTCGATGGCTTTGAGCGCTTTGATGGCAGGCCCAGCCCTTCTGCGGCAGTGTATTACTACCTGAGCTACACGCTTACCGGTTCGGTGGCGGTAGGCAACACCATCACTGGAGTAACCAGCGGGGCCACTGGCTATGTGATGCAGGTAGGCACGGGCTATTTGACCATCACAAAGCTTACCGGGGTGTTTGTGTCCGGCGAAGTCATCAACGTGGCGGCGGCTCCACAAGGCACACTCACCGCTGCGCCAATTCTTGGTGGGTATCGATCTGGCTACGATGATGCCGTTGCCTTGAATGCAGCGGCTGACGTGTATCGGGCTGACATTCTTAAGGTCAATGGCGCAGCCAGGCCGATACGTGGTGGGCACTTGTACAAAGGAACCAACTACGTATTCCAGGACAACGCCGGGGGTACTGCATGCGACATGTACAAATCCACTGCAGGCGGGTGGGTTGCTGTGGCGTTGGGCCGGGAGCTTGCCTTCACCAGTGGCGGTACGTATGTCACGGTTGAAGGCAACACCATAACCGGGGCCACATCGGGTGCAACCGCAGTCATCACGCGGGTGGTGCTCGAAAGTGGATCTTGGGCCGGTGGCGATGCTGCAGGACGCTTCATCTTCGCCAGCCAGACCGGGACATTCCAGGCTGAGAACCTGAACGTAGGCGCAAACCTGAACGTTGCGACGATTGCCGGGAACGGCAGCGCGATAACGCTCTCTCCACTCGGTACGTACAAGTGCGTGAACTACAACTTTACGGGCTCTACCGACACTCTGCGGATGTACGGGGTAAACGGTGTTGACCGTGGGTTTGAATTCGATGGCACTGTGTTTGTGCCAATCCGCACTGGGATGGCGGTTGACAAGCCAGTGAACGTTGCCTGCTACAAGAAGCAGTTGTTTTTCTCTTTCTATGGGTCAAGCCAGAACAGTGCCGTTGGGACTCCGTACATTTGGACGGTTTCGCTTGGCGCTTCGGAAATTGGCATAGGCGACACCATCACTGGGTACGCTTCAAACCCTAAAGCATTGTTGATCTTCTCAAGGAACAAGGCCAGTCAGTTGACAGGCTCCAGCACATCGGATTTTGTTCTGGACGAGCTGAGTGAGACGGCTGGTGCCATCAGCAATACCATTCAGGTACTGGGTGCCACCTATGTTCTGGATGATCAGGGCATACGAGAGATTGCAAGATCACAGGCATTCGGCAACTTCGAAGAAGGGACCGTAAGCCACCAGATACAAAGTGTGATCGACTCCATCAGAACTAAGGTGGTTGCGTCCAGTGTCTACAGAGCACGCGGTCAGTACCGTCTTTATGCATCTGACGGAAGCGGTTTGATCATGACCGTGAAGAACGATCAGGTCATTGGCTTCACTGAGTTTCAGTACCCCGTGAATGTCACCTGTGCATGGTCTGGAGAGGACTCGACCGGCAAGGATGTGGTGTTCTTCGGGGCTAGTAACGGGTACGTCTACCAAGCTGACAAGGGGTCCAGCTTTGATGGCGAAGACATTGAGGCCTATCTGCGGCTGCCGTTCAACAACCTGAACAGCCCACGGATCATCAAGCGGTACCGAAAAGCCATCCTGGAGATGAGTTCCGTTGGATACACATCGGTGCGGTTCCAGCCCGAATTCGACTACGGTGATTCCTACTTCTCGCCTCACATGATCAACACGTCTACATCGCAAGGCGCTGGCGGTTATTGGGATGTGAGCACCTGGGGGCAGTTCTTCTACGACGCCAGAACGGTCAACTCTCCAGAGTTCGACATCACTGGCACGGGTCTGAATATGGCCCTGATTTTTTACAGCAAATCTGACATTGACCTGGGGCACAAGCTGCAGGGCATGCAGGTTCATTACACACCAAGAAGGCTATCACGATGACAAGCGGCCTGTATTCCTCACCAACCGATATCGCAGCGGTAACCAAGGCACTGTCCGTCGATATCAACAACATCGATGCAGCGGTTGCGGTTGCCTTTGACAAACTCCCAACAGAGGTGGAAATCAAGCGCGGGACCATCAACTATGCGGTTGACACCGGGGCTGTCAATGCCTACGTGGTTGCTTTGCCCTATGTTCCATCTGGATATGTCGATGGTCTGGCCGTTGTATTCCGTCCTTTAAACACCAATACAGGCGTTTCCACCATCAATGTAAACAGCCTGGGTGTGAAATCGATCAGGCGATCAGATGGTTCTGCCGTGAGTGCTGGTGATATCGTCGTTGGCGTTCCACTGACTGCCAGGTACTCCACGGCAACCGGGTTTTTTCACATTCCGTCAAACTCTTCGGCGGACGCTGCCAACGCGGCGGCGGCAGCAGCGGCAGCGGCAGTGAGCGCATCAGGTGCAAGCACATCAGAAGCCAATGCGACTGCAAGTGCCGCCCTTGCAAGCTCTATCGCTGCTGGTCTAAATGCAACCAGTACTAGCAGTCTGGCAATTGGAACTGGATCAAAGTCATTCACAACTCAGTCCGGGAAGCAGTTTGCAGCTGGGCAGTTCATCTCTGCAGCCAGCGCGGCAAACAGCGCGAACTACATGCACGGCCAGGTGACAAGTTACTCCAGCACAAACCTGGTGGTAAATGTTACCGACATTGGCGGAAGCGGAACGCTTGCAGACTGGAATATCTCGGTAAGCGGGTCTCAGGGATCCATCGGTCCAACCGGCGCTACTGGCACAGGAATACTCACCAAAGTAGAAGTATCTGGAACCACCCAGACAGCCACCAGCGGCAACGACTACTTTCTGGGAAACGTCAGCCTCACAGCAGTAACAGCACCAGCTAGCGCGGATGGTGCGCACTTCGCTGTAACTCCGGGCAACGGGCTGCTGACCAACACCATAGATTTTGGTGCTGCAACCGTTCGCGGTCCCGCTGGCACTGCATCTGGTGTTATCACAATAAACCTTGGAGCGAGAATGGAATTCATATATTCGTCAACACTTTCTAAGTGGGTGCTCCTATGAGCGGCACTCAATCGGCATTGCTTGGCGGAGGTGCTATTACTGGATATACGCAATCTGCAACCATCACCGCCTCTGGGGCATTGGCTGTTCCAGCTGGTACAAAATACATGCAAGCCATGCTTTGTGGCGGTGGTGGCGGTGGCGGTCTTACTGGAGGCGGTGGCTTTGGCGGCTGTCAAATCTATGAAATACCAGTCACCGGCTCGCAGCTTGACATTGTTATCGGTGCCGGTGGTGGCAGCGCAACTGCTGGCGGGACAACTACAGTGGCATCTGCTGGTGTTGTCTATGCTGCTGTCGGCGGTGGGGGCAGAGGGGGTAGCACATCAACAGGTGGACCTGGTGTATATGGTGGCGGTGGTGGCGGAGGCAGCACTGGAAATCAAGGAGGCTCTGGTGGAGCGCCATTCTGTGTTGGGAAGTTGCTATGGTCTGCCCTGGAAAACGTTACCAGTAAGACCGGCGTTTCTCCAGGCACGCTCTATACATCTAATTCAACAACCTTGATAGTTCCGCTTGGAATGCCTGGAAATGCTGCTGCATTATTGGGCGCGAATGCAAGTCTTGGTTGGGGTGGAGGTGGAGGTGGAGGGTCTAGTTCTGCCACTTCTGGTGGAACGGGCGGCGGCTCATGCGCTGGCACCAGCGATACAGCAACTTCTGGGTCTGGTGGTGGTGGCGGGGTTGGCGCTGCTTCCGCAAGCGCAGGTGGCTCCATGGCTGGTGCCAGCGCCTGGGGTATATCTGGGTTTGCTGGTGCAGCACAGGTCGGAACCACATCTGGCGGTGGTGGCGGCGGCATGCTTGGCGCAGGCGCAACGGGCTCAGGCACAACTGGCGGAGCTGGTGGCAATGGCGGTGGTGGCGGCGGCGCTGGTTCTGTAACTGGCGGTACCGGTGGAAATGGCTTTGTGATCGTGAGGTTCTTCTCGTGAAGTACGCAATCGTAAAAAATGGCGTGGTGGTGAATACCGCAATATCGACTTCACCAATTACCGAAGAATGGATTGCCTGCAGTGACACGGTTGGCCCTGGCGATACTTACTATGGCGGAGTTTTCTCCAAGCCGCCAACACCAGAAACTCCGCGTGAGCCAATCTCCAAAATTGAGTACCTGCGTCGGTTCACTCAGGATGAGCGCGTGGCGATCCGACTTGCTGCCGCATCAAACCACATCGTCAATGACTATGTGGAGCTTCTGAATGCAACCACCACCCTGCACCTGGACGATCCAGACGTGATTGCCGGTGTGAACCAACTTGAACAGGCTGGCTTGCTGGCTGCTGGACGTGCTGCGGAGATTCTGGCATGAGCGACCAAGAAAAAGAACCAGAACGCTGGCACCTGAAAAAAGAGATACAGCTAGGCCACCTGATCACTACTGTGACCGTTGCAGTCTCAGCCATTCTTTACATCAACAAGATAGAGCAGCGGGTGGCCGTGGTAGAGGTGCAAGTCGCGTCTCAACATGATGGAGCAATCATCCTGCGTGCTCAGCTTGAAAAGATTAACGACAAGCTCGACCGCCTTATAGAACGGGGCAACAAGTGAGCACATGGCATTGGAGAGACCTGTTTGTAGACCACCAAACAGGAAAGCTGCGGGAAACGGCTGTGTGGTCAAACATCGGGAAAGCCGCCATGACGTTTGGCTTTCTGCTGACGATATGGCGCGGTGCCAGTTCAGAATGGTTGTGGGCAAGCTTCGGAGGCGTGGTTGTCTTGCATGAAGTTGCCGCCCGTGTGATGAATCAGAAACAGCAGGTTATTGACAAGGAGCCTACACAATGAATGAAAACCTCGAATTCGACCGAGACGGCATTGATCTGGTCCAAATGGCAGAAGGCTGCAGGCTGACCGCATACCGAGATTCTGTTGGAGTTCTCACCATCGGCTATGGACATACAGGCCGTGATGTGTACGAAGGCCAGACAATCACCCAGGAAGAGGCTGTAAGCCTGCTGATGCGTGATGTTCGGATTGCAGAGCTCGACGTTAAGGCGGCGGTCAAGGTCCCCATCAGCCAACATCAGTACGATGCCTTGGTTGACTTTGCATTCAACCTTGGCGGTCCAGCACTGCACGGGTCTACGCTGTTGCGCTTGCTAAACAGTGGCGACTATGAGGGAGCGAGTGCTGAATTTAAAAAGTGGGACCATGCTGGCGGTAAGGTTCTGCCCGGTCTAACTAAGAGGCGTGCTGCAGAAGCTGCGCTGTTTGCACGATGAGTGCAATTCTGGCTTTCCTCAACCTCATTCCGCGTTGGGCGCTGGCTGTGGCAATCGCCGCACTAGCCGTAACAAGTGGCCGTCTGCTATGGACAAACAAAGGCCTTGTCGCAGACCTAGCCACAGCGAACACCAGCATTGCCAACTACCAAAACGCCATAGCCCAGGCAAACGCCAGAGCAGCACAGCAAGCCGCAACCCTAACCCAAAAAGTATTGGACGCCCAAAATGAAGCAAAGAAACGCGAAACCGCTCTGCGTGCTGATGTGCAGTCTGCTCGCAATGCTCTTGACAGCCTGCGCCACGCAGCCGACCTGTCCCGTGCCGCCTACCGTCTTACCGGCGCTCCCCCAAATGCCGCAGCTGACACAGCCGATGCCGCAATCAACCTACTCGTCAGATGCAGCGAAAGATATTCAGAGTTGGCAATGCGTGCTGATGGGCACGTGTCCGACCTCAAAACCTTAACACAGGCTTGGCCAAATCCATGAGCAAATTTTTATCACACCTAGTCCTGCAGGCCGACGATACCGATGACGGGAAATGGACTGTGATGCAGCCACTGATCTACCAGTCCGACGTAGCTGGGCGCACGATCACCGTGCCTGTTGGCTTTGTCACCGACCTGGCCAGCGTGCCGCGCCTGCCATTCATTTACCTGTTGGCGGGAGACACCAGTTCAGAAGCAGCCGTGGTACATGACTATCTGTACTCCACCAAAGCGGTACCACGCGATGTGGCCGACAAGGTGTTGCGCGAAGCCTCGGAGGTAACCGGCGTTCCAGCCTGGCGGCGCTGGATGATGTGGTGCGGTGTTCGGCTTGGTGGTTCTTCGCATTATTTCGCAAGGTAGAAATCATGGAAACACTGATGATCGTGATTGTACTCACCTTCACCCCATTGAAGGGCGGTCAAGTAGCCATCGAATATGAGGCGAAGCTAGGCGTAAAGCCAAACCTTCAGGCTTGCCAAGCGGTTGCAAAGGCATTCGATGAATCTCCGACCAAGGGCAAGAAAGTCATCGTCTTGTGTGCCGAGTCCAAGGCGCAAAAATCTAAAGAAGTGTAAGGAACAACATGCCAATTACCGCAGCAAACGGACAGACGTACTCTGATGACCAGATCAGAAACTATTTCGCCAGTAGCCCAACAAATGACGCCATTGCAAAACAAGCGCAATCTCTTGGGTTGAATGCGGATCAAATTGCACAGGCTGCAAACATCGCAGGCAAGAGTTGGACGAGAAACGATGTGACCAATGCGGCCCAAGGCCTTGGGTACAACTTCGGCGGCGCAAATGGCGGCATCCTAAGCAATGCATCCAGCCAGCAGCCTACCAGTCTTCAGGTTGGGAATAACAACTACACATCCGACCAAGTGAGGGGTTGGATGAACGGCAAGACGCCGGAGCAAGTAGCCCAGCAGGCTGTCAGTATGGGGTTGACGCAAGACCAGATCCGGCAAGCCTACCAGATGAGCGGGCAGACTATTGGTGCCAACGATATCAGCAACTACGCCAACAGAATCGGCGTTAATTTCAATGGCGCTGGTGGTGGCGCTGCATACAACGCAAATGCGAATGCGGCAGGCTGGAACGCTCAGGGCGGCTCCAATGGCATGGAAAATGGCACCCTTACAACCAGGGGTGGAAAGCAAGTCTCACACGCGCAATTGGCTGCGTTTGCTGCATCAAACCCGACAGATCAGCAAATCCTGGCACAGGCTGCGCAATGGGGCATGAGTCAGTCCGACATTGCTACAGCTTTGAACAACCTGGGATTGCTCTACAACGGAAGTCCAACCTCGGTGCAAATGAACGACCCAAAAAATGGGTCCATTTACAACCGACTTGGCAACGAGCTGTACACTGGTGGGCTTGGTTATTCACCGGCCTATTCTGCAAATTTCAACCCCAACGCCATAATCACCACTGGCAACGGACACAATCTGGTCGATAACGGTGACGGCAGTTTCCACTGGGACCAATTCGGCACCAATGCAACCCCAGTCTACGGCAATGGTGATGGCACAAACCCCGGAGGTGGTGGAGCGGTAGGCGGAGGCGTTCCGGGCGGTGGTGTTACCGGTGGAGGTGGAACGGGAGGAACAGTTACCGCATCCGGAAGTTCTGGGGTAACTCCGTGGAATGTCACACCAGAACAGACTGTCGAACAACGAATTGCCGGGATACTGTCCGCTAACAATCCACTGATCCAGCAGGCACGCGCACGATCTGATCAGGCCATGAACCAGCGGGGTCTGCTGAACTCCAGCATCGCAAATAGTGCAGCAGACTCTGCAGCCTACCAGGCCGCACTGCCAATCGCCCAGGCAGATGCTGCAACGTTCGCAGACTCAGCCAAGTTCAATGCGAGTGCAAAAAACCAGTTTGCTTACCAAGCCCAGGCTCAGGCCAACACCGTGGCGAACATGTTGCAAAGCGCAGACATTGCAAAAGACCTGCAGCGCGCCACGGCTCTTTACGGCAATCTTCAATCTCAGACCTCGTCGGCAAACTCCATTCAAAACTGGGGTCTGCAAACACTATCATCCATCATGGTTTCCGATCTGTCGCCAGAGGCGAAGAATGCAGCAACCGCCCAAATCACTCGTTACATGAACGATAGCTACCAGATTCAAGGCGATTGGCACACCAGTGCAGCCCAATTGATTGACCAGATTTTTGGGAAATAAGCCATGTCATGGGATGATGAATCGAATGGCGGGTGGGCCGACCCGAAACCGGATGACCGGTATGCGCAGGAGCAAAACCGGTTTAAACCAGCTGCAAATCCGACGAAGCCAACGCAGCAGCAGATGGCTGATTTTTGGAACGCAAACCGGAAAGACCCGGCAAAAGTCTATGAGGCAATGCAGCAGAACGGCGTTACAACAAAGGATGTAGCAAACTTGCTGGGCGTTAGCCAAGATGATGTAGTTGGATACCTGGACATTGGACAAAAAGACCTGACAAAGGACCGCAAAAACTCCACTGAAAACCCGCTTGGCTGGGATCAGGAGATGGCCCCGGTCCTCAATTATGAGCAACCCAAAATTGTTCCGCAGACTCGCGCCGAGTTTGACGCCAGCATCAAGCCAGAAATGCTGGATGCCAATGGTCGTTTCAAGGGTCCGTCAGCTGGGGTCCACTACTCGCTTGAGGGTCTGACGCCTGATCAAGTTTGGCAGTCGCGCACAAGCCCGGTCCAGCACTACGATGACAACACTGGACGGATGGAAACCGCAGTGCCCAAGGGCGAGTCCATCAACGTAAATTGGGAGCCGGGTTATGACAGCGGCGGCGGTTGGACTGGACATGTGCTCCGGCAAATCGGAAACGCAGGAACTGCCATCGCGCACAACCCGCCACTGATGATGGCTATCACGGCTGGGATTGGCGACTACATGAATGCACCTCCCGCTGCGGCTGAAGGCGCAAGCTCTACAGGCTCTGCAGCAGAGGGCGCAGAGGGTGCGAGCGCTGGATCTGGATCTGGAGAAGCGGCCCATGGAGGCGGATCTGATTGGTTTGGCTCCAGCGTAGGAAATTGGGTGGGCACAAATGGCAAGGCTTTGCTTAACACTGTTGCAAAGACACCAGGTGTTGTAAACGGAATCATCGACTATGCACAAAACCACGATCTAAACCATGCCGTACAAACCGGAGTAATTAGCAACGTTGGCTCTAAAATTGGCGGAGTGGTTGGAGATGCAACTGGCTCCCAAGGGGTTGGCAATATAGTCGGGTCTGCAGCAACGTCTATATTGAGTGGAAGGAACCCGATCAATGCCTTGGTGAGTGGCGGTGTGAATATGGGCGTGAGAGCCATTACTGGAAATATTGATGGGTTTTCATCCCTTCCTTTGGATCAACAGAATGCAATCAACGGCTCTGTGGCAGCAATGATCAGCGGCAAGAGCCCAACACAGGCACTCATTGATCAAGCGACAAGTTTTGCTATTGGGCAGGTCAACAGCAAAAAGCCAAAAAAAGGTTCAGCAACTGGCGGTTGGGCAGATTAGGAGTTAAGAAATGGCAATGGTTTACGATCCGGATTCAGGAACGTTCTATGATGATGGAGCGCCCGATGTTGATACGGGTAACTTCAACAGCGAAACAGGTGTTTTTGACAATGTTCCAACGACCTCTGGGAGCACCCCGAACGGAGGCGGCAGCGGGAGCAGCAATGACAATATCGACTTCTCACAGAACCCCGACCAAACGTCCAACGAAACTGCCAGAAATCAGCGGCAGAACGACAGTATTGATTGGCAGCACTTCATCAACAACGCGGCTGCTTCCGGTGTTGATGCACCCTGGATGCAGGCGCTGAAGAGCGTATGGGGCGGCGCAAGTTCTTTTTTGAGAGATAACCCCAAATTAGCGGAAGCGGCACTGGCTGGACTTGGGAACGCCCAAAAGCAAAAGGCTGATATGGAGCTCGCCGAGAAAAAACATCAGTGGGATGTTGAAAAAACAGCAGAGCAGCGTGCGAATGAGAAAATGCTTTATGACCGCCGCAATCAATCCATTATTGACATGCAACCGGCCAACCTTGGCATTCTTGGAGGTGGTATGTACGACTCCCAAAAGGCCTATTTCAATAGCAGGAAGTAACCATGCATCCAAACAATGACCTGTTGACCAAATTCACAGTGCTGGCGAAGAGTGTCATCTACGACAAGCAGCGCATGGAAAAATTCATGAATATGATGGGCACTGCGGATGGTGCCTTGGTTGCCGTGCAGACGGTGATTGGAGCTATCGAGCAGGCCAAGCCAATACCACCTGATGTGCTGCAACAATTGGGTGTGAACATCTACCTGCTGTTGGTGGACATGGCGCAGCACATTACTGGCGTGAAGCCGGGTCCCAACCGTTTGAAGCAAGTGATATCAAAGATCATTGACACCTTGAGCAAGCCGCAAAGCCCGCAACCAGCGCAGGGCCAGATGCCGCCGCAAGCCCAGGCACAACCACCGCAGCAGCAGCGCCCAATGGGAATACTGGCAGGAGGTGCACAGGCATGAGCTTCTTTGACGCATTCATAGGCGGTGCTGCCGATGCTGGAGCGGGCATACTTGCCAATCAAATCAAAAGCGATTCCGAACTTGAGCGGCAAAAGGCGGTGGCCGAGTTCAATTCGCAGCTTGAGATTCAAAAAACCAAGGTGCTAGAACAGTTTCGGCAAGAGCAGCGTGACGCGCCATTGAATCGGATCCGGGACAAGGAGCAGGAGTTCTCTGGTCAGGATATACCACTTGAGGCGCAGCCAGTGCCCCCTGTAACTCAAACTGGCGGCATTCTGAATCGCGGTGCCATGACCGGTAACGATGGACAACCGATTCAGGGACAGGGCGATGGTGATGTTGGGTTGGTTGGTAACGTCGATACCCTGAAAACCAGGATGCAAGATCCCAAAGACAGCATGTATATAGCGGACCCGACAGAGCGGGCAGGCGCACTGTCTCAGTTGCAAAAGCAGGTTGACCAGCAAACCCAGGCGAACCAGGCTCTTGCCAACGCAGCCAACGCCGGGAAGACGCGCAAGCGCACTGCAGATGAGTCCCGAGATGCTGCGCTTGACTGGGCCAAGGTCAACGATCTTCCGGCCTACGCCGCCTATCAGCGCGACATTGGCAGACCGGAGCGTGAACAGCAGCGCCTGGAGCAGAACGACACCAACCAAAACCGCAGGCTTGATATACAGCAAAGCTTCAACGAAGCCCGCTCCAAGATTCAAGATCGTCTGGCTGATATTGCAGAAGCCAGAGCCAACCGTTTGGAGGGTAGGCAAGACGATCAAGCAACAAAGGCCGAAATGCAAAACACGCGTAATGCCTTGCAATCGGTCCTAAAAGATATTGGCTCTCAGGAGGACAAGCTTAGCGTCAAGATGCTTGACCCGACCATATCGCCAGAGCAGAAAGCCGTTCTAGACAAACAGTTGAAATCACTCGACGCCGAAAGACAACGAGCCCGCACAGAACTGCTGCATTTGGCTGGAGTTGAGCCGCAGCCAATATCTGACACAAAACCAGTTCCAAGTCAGGCTGCGCTCGATTACTTGGCGAAGAACCCGGACACCAAGGACAAGTTCATTGCCATGTATGGCGCTGATGCCTTGCCGAAACAATCCACTGCTGCGCCGACCCCAGCAAAACCAGAAAAGCCTGGATACACCGCACCACCAACCATGGAAGAGGTTCAGGCGTTTTACAGGGAAAAGACCAAGCAGATGAAAATAGCACAGGATAAGATGGCAAATGATCCAAGAATCGCCGACCTTAAAGCCAAGCAAGCAGATGCTTTGCGTCGTTCCAAGCCCATAGAGGCAAACGGTTACCTGCAGCAGATCAAAGACATTGAAAAGAGCTACGGACTTTAAAAATGGATAACCCATACGAACAGTTCAACACTGGCAATCCATATGAGCAGTTCACCAATCCGCCACCCCAGCCAGCCAAGGACGATAGCGATTTCAATCGTGGTGTAAGGGAATCATTCCAGCAATTGCCACAGATGGGTTATGGCTTGCTGGCCGGTGTTGGCGCTGCCGCAGAGTCTGCATTCGGTGAAGGTGGAATCAGCACAGGCCTAAAAAAGGCCAGTATCTCTGGATACAAGGAGTGGGGAGACAAGATGGCGTCCAACGCCAAGGAGTCAGATTCCTGGAACTACTCTTATGACCAAGCCAAGCAAGGCAACTTTGGCGCGCTGGTGGACTGGTTGCAACATGGCATTGGCTATGTAGGCGGTCAGGCCGTCACCACATTGGCAACCGGTGGTATGGGCGGGGCTATTGCCAAGGTTGCGGCCAAGACTACAGCAAGACAAATCGCTGAAGGCATGGTTGCCAAGGAAGCAGCAAAGATTGCAGCCGAGGATGCTGGCGGCGCACTGGCAGCTGATCAGGTCACAAAAATGGCGACCGCCAATGTTGCTGAGAAATTCGCAACACTGGGTCAGCATGTGGCCTTGGGCGGGCATGCGGTAGGCATGGAGGGTGGGGAGATTTATGGAGACTTGACTTCAGCCAACAAAGACCGCGCCTTGACTGGTGAAGAGATTGGCAAGGCTTTCGCCGCATCGCTTGGTGCCGGGGCGCTGGAATTCGTTGGTGACAAGCTGGGCCTGGATATCATGCTTGGCAAATCCAGCCTTCTGAAGCCCGCAGAGGGTGCGCTTGGGTTGCACGGCAGGCTGGCCCGTGGCGGGATTGCGGCGGCTGGTGCGGCACCAATCGAAGGCGGTACGGAATACGCCCAAACGCTCGCGGAAGAGTACGGCAAGGGCAATGACCCACTCAGCCATGCATCGCTAAAACAGGCGCAGGACGCGGCTGCATTGGGCTTTCTGGGGGGAACTGTGGTGGGTAGCGCGGGTGGTGCCATTCGCGGACCAAAAACTGCCGAGCAAGCTACCACGGCCACATCTCCCCAGGCAGACCCGTTGCGCATTGGCAACACGCCAGACCCCATGATCAGCTTCCCGGATGGAACGGTTGCCAGAAAGTCTGAGATTGAAGCCCACATTGCCAGCCTTCCAGAAAACCAACAAGCGGCCATGCGTGCGCAAATGATGGGGCTTGGCCCGCAGAGGGCAAAGGTTGACCACGTGCAGCAGGTGATGAGTGCAGGGAGCGTAGACGAGGCCATTGCCGCTGCGCAGCAATCCCTGAACGCTGACCATGTGGACTTCAACGACCTGCTGCAGACCGAGCAAAGAAACCTGCAGGTGATGGATGCCCAGATGGCGCAGGAGCGGGTGAAACAGCAGCAGCTTGACCAGCTTCACGCCCAATCGGTTGAAACTCTCGGACGCCTGCCTGATCAGCAGGTTGCCGCCGCCCGCGCCGCGACGGACGAAACACCCACATCAATGCAGCTTGCCATGCAGCGGGCGCTGGAGAAATTCAATGGCGCAGCTAATGCAGTTCAATCAATACCTCCAGCCAGCAGTGGAAATGTTGGCCCTGTCTCCACAGGAGGCGTGGAATCTGCAATACCTGATGGACAACGACCTGGAGCCAACCAGGCAGGACGAATTGAAAATAGCGTGGATCAATCTGGTGAACACGCCAAGCCACTACCTGCAACCCCAATAAAGTTTGAGTACACAAAAAACCCGTCTGGCACTGTACTGGTGAACGGAGATCCTCAGGCCATTCGCGCCGCGTTCCCTGGCGTCAATGGCATGGTGAAGCAATCCAATGGTAAGCCATCTGGAGTACTGTATGGCATAAGCGCAGCCCCTTCTGTTCTCGCAAAACTGGAGCCCAACAGTGTCAAGAACTCAGCGCCAAGATTCGCCCCGCCAACGCCAGCCAAAGCCGCGCCAGTTGAAGCGCCAGCGGTTGCAAGAACTGGAACAACGGGACAGCCCGCAGCCAGAACCGAGGCCAGAGCCGGTACACTGGAGCCCACTGGGGTAGCCCCAAAGCCACGGCCTGTAGCTGAACAGCCAGCTATCGAACCAGTCCAGCCAAGGACCAGCTTCCCGGCCCCAGTGCCAAAACGCACACCAGAGCCGCCAGCCAAGGCTAATCCACCAGCAGCAAAAGCCGAGCCAGCACCAGTCAACCAAGGCAAGGAAGTCTCCCGCTACAACGGGAAGTTTGGTAAAGGTATGGGCCGGGATGCTGCGCGTCTGGAGGCCATGCGCCTGAACAAGGTGAGTGCTGACAAAAATGTCACATATTCAGCCGAAGAGCACAACGACCCAAGCCTGGAAAACCCATACTCCGTGGTGGGCCGGAAGGCGGAGAAACAAGTTCAAGGAAAGGCAAAAGAGTCCTATACTGACAAAGGCGATGTGAATTTCAGCATTGCCGACAAAGGAGAGACAAAAAATGGACTCCAATCAGGAACAAAGCACCAGCAAGACCTCGCCGACAAACTCGCAGAGCGCATCAATGCAAACAAGCCAGACGGAAGCCCTGATATCGTGCTACACGCCCATTCTGAACGAGTGGCCGACGACGACAGAGCCAGTAGAAGTCTTGCTGAAACGCAAGCTGTCGCAAAGAAACTCTTCGGGCACGAAGTAGTTTACGTTTCCTTCGATGGCGCTCCGCTGTTCAACGGGGCAATGTCGAAAAAGATCCCTGGTGTGGTGTTCATCAATGCCAACTCTCAGCACCCACACATGGCCGTGCTGGGCCATGAACTGCTGCACACCCTGCGTGAAAATAATCCAGAGGCATACGCAGCCCTGGATAAGACGCTATCCGGCCTATTGAGTGCAGAGGGCACATCCAAATTCTTGAACAAACTGGAGAGCCAGTACAAGAAACAGGGCCGGGAAATGCCTAGCAATTGGGATGAAGAGCTGTTTGCTGATGTGGTTGGCGACAACTTTACAGACCCTGAATTTTGGAAGGCGATGGCCCAAGAGCAGCCGTCTGCATTTCGGCGCATCGCCAATGCTGTGATTGAGTTCCTGAATGATGTTGTCGAAAAGATGACAGGCAGCAAGCCATTTGGAACCGACAAGATGCTTACCGATGTGGAGGCGGCGAGAGAGGCTGTGGTGCAGGCCATGCGTGAGTACAGCGGTTCGCAGGTTGGTGCTATCACCGAGAATGAAAACTCCAACAATGACGTGAAGTTCAGCATAGCCGGACAGACCAGCCGGGAATACACACCCGATCAGCAGCGCGCCATGAAAAACGTCGGCTTCGACGTGAAGCAACCGACCGTAAAAGAGCGTGCCCAAGCCCTATGGAAAGACGCCGGGAAGAAGCTAGCCCAAGGCATTGTTGACCAGTTTGTCCCCGTCAAAGACCTGGACAAGGAGGCCTATGGCTTACTGCGTCTTGCGAAGGGTGCGGCGGGTGCATTTGAAACCATCCTCAAGGGCGGCATGCTCAAGCTGACAGATGGTGTTTACAACTTTGACGAAAAGCATAAAGGCGGCGTCATTGACCGGCTGTTGATGCCGCTGCAGGGCGAGCATCACGACTTCCTGCGTTGGGTTGCTGCAAACCGGGCAGAGCGGCTGATGGGCGAGGGCAGAGAACATCTTTTTAACCCTCAGGATATTGCCGACCTTAAAACCCTGGCAGATGGCGTTACAAACTTCGACTACACAATTCGGACCGGACCAGCCAAGGGCAAGGTCACACGCGACCGCACACTGATTTATGCAGACGCCAACCGGATCTTTAATGAATTCCACCGTAATGTATTGGACATGGCAGAACAATCTGGGCTGATTGACCCAGTGAGTCGGAAGTATTGGGAGAACGAGTTTTACGTGCCCTTCTACCGCGTTGCTGACGAGGCAGATGGGGGTGTGCGCGGCATGAACATCAAGGGTGGCGCAGTCCGGCAACAGGCCTTCAAAGAGCTGAAGGGCGGCAAGAACGCGCTCAACGCCGATCTGCTGGACAACACGCTGATGAATTGGTCCCACTTGCTAGATGCCGCTGCAAAGAACAGGGCGGCGAAGGCCACTATTGAGGCTGCAGAGCGCATGGGAATCGCAACTGGTGGCGACCAGTCAACCCTGGCGGAAATGGGCTCCAGCATCAACAATAAAAATGGTGTGGTGTGGTTCATGGATGGTGGCAAGAAGCGCTACAGCATGATTGACAACACAGGGGAGGGGCCGTACCTGATGACGGCCATCAACGCCCTTGAATATGCGGGCATGCGCAATCCGGTCATGAACGCCATGGGTTCCATGAAGCATGCCCTTACCGTGGGCGTAACATCATCCCCCTTCTTCAAGGTACGAAACCTGATCCGCGATAGCGTGCAGGCTATTGGCACGGGCAATCTGTCATACAACCCAGCAAAGAATATTGCAGAGGGCTGGAAGTTGACGGACCCAAAGAGCGATGCCTACTTCCGACTGCTGGCTGGTGGCGGGACAATCCACTTTGGAACTATGTATGAGGGCTCTGAGGCCAAGCGGGTGCAGGCCTTGGTAGAGTCTGGCGTTGACAAGTCAACCATCCTGGACAGCCCAAACAAGCTGAAGTCCTTCTACAGGCAATTTATCGAGCCTGGCGTAACGGCATACAACGAACTGGGCAACAGGGGCGAAGCGATCAACCGCGCAGCGCTGTACAACCAGCTACGAGAGCAGGGCCTAAGCCACGCAGACGCGAGCTTGCAGGCCCGTGACCTGATGGACTTCAGTATGCAGGGAAGCTTCGCCACAATCCGGTTTTTGACCCAAGTTGTCCCATTCCTCAACGCCCGCATTCAAGGCCTGTACAAGCTTGGAAAATCGGCAAAGGAGAACCCGGCCCGCTTTGGCGCTGTGCTGGGCGCTGCTGCACTCATGTCCATCGGGTTGCTGATGGCCTATGGTGATGATGACGACTGGAAGAAGCGGGAGGACTGGGACCGCAATAACTACTGGTGGTTCAAGTTTGGTGGCACTGCATTCCGCATTCCGAAGCCGTTCGAAATTGGAGCCATCGCCACCCTCGCAGAACGCGGTTTCGAATTGGCCTTCGATAAGGAGATGACCAACAAGCGCTTCCGCACTCAGGTGATGGCACTGCTGGCCGACAATCTCTCTATGAATCCAGTTCCCCAACTGGTAAAACCCATGTTGGATGTGTACGCCAACACCGACAGTTTCAGCGGGCGACCTATTGAAACACTGGGGATGGACAAGCTGAAGTCTGAATACCGGTTCACCGACAACACCAGCATGGCAGCGCGGGGCATGAGCACGGGAATGAACGCACTAACGGGGTTGGTCGGCAAAGAGGCCCTGTCTCCAGTTCAAATCGACAGCATGTTGCGCGGCTACTTTGGATGGCTTGGATCATTTGTGGTGCAGGCAAGCGATATCATTGCACGTCCTGCAACAAGCCAAAGCGAACATCCATCCACTGACATGTGGAAGATGGCGACTGGTGGCATGGTAAGCGATCTGCGCGATGCTCCAAGCCGGTATGTGAGCCAGATGTACACCCAGGCCAAAGAGGTGGAACAGGCCTATGGTACATGGCGCGCATTGCTGAAAGAAGGAAAGACTCAGGAGGCGCAGGAATTCTTCAACGACAACAAGGCCGATATCACGAAGTACAAGAGTGTTGAAGCGGTGAAGCGGTCTGAGGCCAAGTTCAACGAGCAAATGCGCATGATAGAGCGCAGCGCCTTGCCTCCAGACGAAAAGCGCTCAAGGATTCAATCCATCAAGGATAGTAAGGACCGGGTTTCCAGGGTGCTTAACTAGAAGCCCACAAACGGTAGGTGCATTCGCCCGGTGAAAATGCAGGAGAGCAGGTTCAGGGTAATTGCCGCGAACACCAGCCAATGGACGAGCTTTTTAAGCACTCCGCACCCACTGCGCAGTATCCTTGAGATACGCATCCATCGAAGTCCAGTGATGCATGCGCCCGGTGCTGCGGTTGAATTCCATGATGAAGTCTTGAATAATCCATTTCGCATTGACATAGCCATACTGGCCAAACGGATCAACGATTGGTTTTGGAGCAATGATCTGCTTCACCGGCATCAGCACGCCAGCCCGCACAAACGCTGGTGCAACGCCAGCGGACAGGATGCCAAGGAGCAGGGAGCGGCGGTGGATCATAATTAAATTGCAGGGTCAGTATTGACAGTACTGAAGACTCTGCATCCGCCAGCACCATTACCCGCTTGCGCCCCTCCACCTCCGCCACCGATGTAACGAAACTCTGCCACTCTGGATGTGCAATTTTCGAGGCCAGAAAACCGGTAGACGTCGTCTCCGATCTTTTCAATTTTCACACCAGGGCCTGGCGAAATAAAGACACTTCCTTTTTCGCAAAACACTGAAAGCTTCTGCACTGGAGTCACTTTTTTCATGCCAGATCCTCGGTATAAATAAACTTGATCGTCTTTTGCCGTGGATGAATGAGGTTCTGAATCCGGCCAAAAGCCTGCTCTTCGTCCCGCGCAGCACACGGAGCAACGTGCACAACCTCTTCAATGCCGCAAATTCCCCTGTTGTGCGGCCTCATGAGCTTGTAGTCAATCATGCCATCAGGCCGCTTGGTGGCAAGGATGTAATCGGGTGCATCGCCCAGGTAGCTCATGCCGCATTGTCACATGAACAGATTCAAAACTCAAGCAATGCGTTGTGCAAATTTGTGCAGCGGCTGAGTACCTCACTCTGGGCATTTGAACAGGCTTTGTACGCCAAAGTTCTTGTAACTCGTTGATTTTGTTGGGTGGTGTCTGCAAATGCCACCAGACCGTTATCCTGAACCGGGGTAATCAATTTTGCGAATTCTCCAATGAAGCAGATTATTCTGTTGTGCAAAGTTGTGCATTTTTCTCCAAAAAGGATTAAGGTACGATATGCGCATGGCATCAATAAAACAGTACCGAGGCAAGACCTGGAGGGCGATTGTGCGCCGCAAGGGATTCCCGCCACAATCGAAAACGTTTGAGCGCAAGGCAGAGGCGGAGGCCTGGGCGGCATCCATTGAGGCAAGGATGGGCGTGTCTGAATTCGACGGACTGCAGCTGAAAGCGGCCAAAACAGCCACTGTCTTGTCAATTTTCCAACGCTACGCGGCTGAGGTAGCGCCGAAAATGAAAGGCAAGGGTGAATCCAACATTTTAAAGCGGCTGATCCGGGATGCCAGCTTCATGCCGCTGCTGTTGAGCAGGGTTTCGCCGCAAGACATTCGACAATGGCGAGACGATCGGGTGACAGAGGTTCAGCCCCAGTCCGTTCACCGGGAGCTAAACACCATCAGCGGTGTTTTTACCTACGCGATGAAGGAATGGGGCGCGCCGCTGGCAGCCAACCCCTGCCATCTGGTCAGCAGATTCAAGGGCGCAGACAAGCCGCGCAATAAGCGCTGGATGCAGCCAGACATTGACCTATTTCTAAAAACATGCGAGTGGTCGGCAGATTCCAAGCCCAAAAAGGGCCGCGACTATGTTGGTTGGGCGCTGCTGCTGGCGGTCGAAACAGCGATGCGCGAGGGTGAGCTATGCATGTTGTTAGTCTCAGACTTCAGACCCAAAGAAAAATGCGTGCACCTGAAAGACACCAAGAACGGCGATGAGCGCAATGTGCCTTTGTCAAAAAAGGCACTGGAATACTTCAAGCACTTGTGCGACGGACGTGGAGACGATGAAAAAATATTCCCCATCAAGGCTACCACGCTTTGTGAGTACGTGCTGAAAGTGCGTAGAGCCTGCGGACTTGAGCATTTGGTTTTTCATGATGCGCGGCATGAAGCTGCAACCAGGTTATCAGCAAAGCTGTCCAACGTGTTGGAGTTGTCTGCCGTAACAGGTCACAGGTCCCTGCGTTCGCTCAAGAGGTACTATCACCCAACCCCTGCGGATATTGCCGGGAAGCTTGACTAGGCCTACCCGGCTTTTTCTTCCCTGCATCCCTTTTGGGCCTGAATGAATTCAGCCAGTCCAGCACATCGGCTTCAATCCATCGCAATTTTTTATGCCCAGGTAGCACAAGCCTTGGAGGTAGCGACTCGGGCTTGCGGCGAGCGTCAACCTTGATGGTCGATAGTTCCATTCCAAGCAGCTCCGCAATGTACTCTGGCCCAACGATATTTGGTTTCTCAATCATCAAGCGCCTTCCTCTCTTTGCTTTGCCTCGAACCTGTTGCAGCCGAAGTCTGCAGGCGGCGTGAGCCATATGGGGCCTTCATGAGGCTCTCTGTAGCTCCTGATCTCGTGATCATCACACCCGCCACGCCCAGTTTGCTGGTTTGCCTCATTCCACTTTTTGCAGTTCTTGCAAACCCGCTCAACCTCTGAGCATTCCATTGTCACGATCAAGTCAACATCGTTTACCTTTTGGAAATCGCTATCGCACAGCCCCATTGATTCTGTAAGCTCTACAAGCTCCTGCAATGGATCCTTCTTGCCAAAGATGCGATCCCAGCCGTCTGCGTAGCCGGTGCCTTTGCGTTGCTTGCTACCCTTTGACATTACTGGACTCCTTCCGTGCTGTCGCCAGCATTATTTTAAAAATGTCAGCGAGAACCAGCGAAAATCCATCAGGCACCTGCATTGTCTGCCCGTTGAGTTGTCGCGCAATGCCTTTTGCGTAGGAAAGTTTCAAGGCATCGTCTCCAAAATCGCCAAGAATTTTCAGACACACGTCATGGGTGAAGTCGTCGCTATCGACATACGTTCCTTCATGCGAATGTCTAGCCGTCCACGGCCCATTATCGACATGCTCATCCAGCACCAGGGCGGCGAAGCGCTCAAGCACATCAATGTTTGTCCCAACCCAAGTGCCTGGCAGATCGGCAGTGACTGGCAAGTGATAGCCTAACCCAGCCTCACGCGCCAGCCTCAACGCAGTTTCACGATCCATGGTGCGGATCCTTCTCGATATTGAATAAATGCCGCAGCCACGACTGTGCACCGGCTTTGGTTAGGTCGCTAATTGTGTAGTCTCGCTTTGGCAAGTCATCGCACCATGTTGGCCAAAATGGGTAGCCGCATGCGTCCATGTGTGCCTTCATGGCTGCAACTGAGGAAATTCCACAGCCTCCATAGCCCATCAAAAATGCGCGCACAGCTTTGTTCTCGCCGTCTTTGTCAACAAGCTCCATCACTTCCCTCCCTTGCATGCTGCAATTGCCGCACGAACAATCGAATAAGTGGAGTCATCACCATCTTGCCGACACTTATAGACTATTGCGTCAATTTCAGCAGGGCTAAGCTCCCGCGCTTGTGCTGGCTGCGCGACTGGGGCGGCGCATGATATCGCTTCTGTTGCTAAGTTTCTGACTTTGAAGCTATCCATGGAAAAACTCTCCGTGTAATTTCATTGCGGCCCGCAGATATGCTTGGTGCGCCTCCTCTGGATTTTCAAACAAACCAAGGTGCTTATTTCGCTTATCTATTTTTATTGCTGCTCTGTATGGTTTAATGCAATCGGCTTGAAATCGTACGCCTTTGATTCCTAGCTTGTTATTTGACTGCGAACCCCTGTTCATCAGGTTTTGCGATCTTGTTGCAGCCCTTAGGTTAACTATTCTGTTATCAGACCTAACACCATTTACATGGTCAATCATTTCTGGCTGCTCACCACAGTGCATGAACCATATTATTCTGTGAACAGTAAATGTGTAGCCGCTTATTTTTGTCGAGAAGTACCCGCGAGAATTTATTCTGCCAACCGGCATCCCAACTTTGCAAGGTCTATATTTGCAAGATTTATGGTACAGAATTCCAGATTCTGGGTCATAGGTAAATAGATCATTTGATCTCAAAATGGCTTCATCTCTTGTCATTTGATGATTCCTTAAATACCGCAAGCTCAGCGGCCAGCCGGTCACGCGTCTCTCTAGTTGCGGCAAGATGCTCGCAAATAACCCGAGCCGCAATCTCCTGAGATTTCAGTTTATCTTGCAGTCGCGCATTCTCAGCCGCCGCAGCTTCCAGGGCGTTGGCGGCTTTGACTGCTGTCACAGTGCCGTAGTCCATCGCGCGCAGCCGTGCTATCAATTCCTTGGTGTCGGTCATTTCATATTCCTTCCTATTTCTGCGGCTGCGCGGACAATAGCGCGGCGGGTGGCTGAATAGGCGTCTACACCTATAGACTCCTTATGATCATTGATTGGACGTGTGTACTCGCCCTGTAGCGGTATACCCCTACCTGCGCCAATGTACGTTTTTGCCAAAACGTGATTCTTGTATAGACACAACAACAGGTCAATTCGCAGATATACAGCGAGCCGCAACGCGTCGCCATCGTCTGTGAGTGGGCTCCATTCGCCTATCTCGTCTCCAGGTTCTTCGCCGTAAAGATACGGGACCACATATCCACCTCCACCGTCTTCAAATGTCAGAGTGCAGTTGATGGCCTTCGCAGCCAGCTCCAGCAATTCGCGGTCTGTGGTCATGGCTTTACTCCTGCGGCTTTGAGTGCGGCAATCGCTGAGTTTAAAGAAGCATCAGCAGTAGAGTGCAAGTCAATCGCTTCAAGCGAAAGCTCCAGCGCACCCAGCGCCAGCCGTGCCGCATCCATTAGCACTTGCACGTCACATTCAGCCGTTGCTATGCATTGCGATTTCTCGGCCAGCGCCGCCCGCAGTTCGTCTATCTCGGCTTGCGCGGCACCAAGCTTTAGAAGGCTTATTGTTTCTGGTATATCTGTAAGCCGCTCTACTTCAGCATAACGCTCCCGCCACGTCTTGATAGTGCTCATGGTGTCTTTTCCTTTGCAATGGCTGCGTCTACAGCCTCGTCAATAGTGGCACCGCGTATATCGCGCAACTGTATTTGCCAAAAATGCATGCCATCAATGTTCAGCGACATGGGTCGGCTGAACTGCTTCACCTTCTTCCAGCGGACCGCACCCACCTCCGCCGCCCGCAGCCGCTCTGCAAGCTGGGCCTGGGCGGCTTGCCAAGAATTCCATGCAAGTTCAACAGACAGGTGACGATACGATGATCCAGTCCACAAGCCTGGATCGGTTTCCTTGAAGTTCCAGTACTGTTTGCAGAACCAAGCCTCAAACGCCGCCCGTTGCGTTTCTTTGTCGATCATTTGAGATACCTTTCTATCGCTTTTTCAAAATGGATTGCTGCACCGGTCCCGTATTCTCTGGCTGCAATTCGCACGCAATCTTCAATCGCCTGCTTGCGCGCAGCATCGGCGCAGGCTTGGCCGAACATGAGCATTTGCTCTTCATCAAATGCGGCCTCGCCGCTATCAAAATGCGAAACTCGTTCCAAGCCAAGCATGGGTTCCGGCAAATCAGGTAGTACAAACTCCACCCCATTGACCATCACAGTCTCGGGCTTTACACGGAGATAGGTCCAACAACCAGAATAAATCGCCTCAAGGGCTCGCTTTGCGGTGCAGTCCTCAAAACATGTTGTGCCATATTGCATTTGTTTGCCATCAGCAATAGCCCGCAGTAACTCAGCTTGTGGGTGCTCTTTCATTTGTCGATCCCCAGTGCGCGTCGGATATTGCGCTGTGCCTGCTGATATCCAAGGTTGTACGCCTGGTTCAAGGCCATTGCTGCAACATGTGGCTTTGCTGGCATATCCTCCGGACGGATGGCGTACGTTCCTGTAATTCCTTCGTTCGGCTGGAATAAGACCGCTACCTCGTTTTCGCTTGGCCGATATACATAAAAGTTCATGCTTTGTCCCTCGTAACAATTTCCAGAATAGGCCGCACAACCGGCGTTGCAACATCGACGCCGACCGATCCAAGTGCATGCACATAGTTGATCGCCGCCTTTTCCGGCAATGCGAAAGTGTCAACCCGGCCCAGACTGTCGCACGGGAAGCACAGCGCACGGCCAGGGTCGAATAGCGAAGTGAAGCGCAGTTCGTAGGCGGTTGTTTGGATTGTGGTCATGGTTTGTGCCTGCAAAATGTTTGGCAATCTTGTGCGCCTGGACCGCCCTTTTCGCCATAGTCATATTGGCCGCAGGTTGTGCAGCGGTAGACGGCTTGGCTGCATTCATTGGTGAGGTCTTGCGGGCATGCTCGGCCACCATCGGACTCCCATTGGTGGCGACCAGCGCGACAGGCGTCGCTGCCCAGCTCCATGCTGGCTTCGCGGATCAGGGATTCGAGTTGGAAGGTCACAGCGCAACACCCATACACCGTGCCTCACCATCCCCAACACGGTACACCGCCCGCATGCTCGCATTAACCCACTCACGGCTGCCCGCTGCATCTGGATGGCGCGGCTCAGGCTTGCACGGAGGGCCGAGCTTTAGCGCCTTGCGCTGGGTATCAGTCGGCTTGTCCTGCGGCTTTAGGTATTTGGGGTGCTTGCTCATGACTTGCGGCCTTTCAGTCATAGCAAGGATGCAAGCCGCCACCATCTGCGTAATCTTTGCGCGATACATCCCACTCCTCTTGCCGGTGCTGCTCTCCAGCCTTGTAGATGTAGTCGTCCAGGCTCACCACAAACCGCAAAGCCATGGCCGCAGTTTGCAGCGCTTCTTTGCGCACGTTCTCGGCGTTGGTCTTTCCGGGTTCGTAGCTCATTTGCAAAACATCTTTCGTCAACTCTCCAAACTCCTCACCCAGTACGGCCAGTGCATGGAGTGGATCTGTAGGCCAAGTCGGAAACTTAGCAAGTGCCTTTTCCAGCTCGTTGTACACGGCGAACATAACGGTTCTGGGTTTAACTGTTTCGGTGCTCATGATGTTCTTTCAGTTGGTTGGTGGTCAGAAGGGTGGCAGATCGTCGTCCATATCATCAAAGCCACTTGAAGGCCTTGGCGCTTGCCTTGGTGCTGGTGAAGCCTGCGCAGGAGTTTGACGCGGCATAGGCCCGCTACGGCTCTTTGGTGCATCATCTGCACCGCCAAGTAGCTGCAGTTCAGTAGCAACAATGTCGCAGGTGTTTTTCTCAACACCGTCTTTGTCGGTGTACTTGCCGTACTTCAAACGGCCTTCGACATAGATGGACTTCCCCTTCTTGACGTACTCGCCTGCAATCTCAGCCAAGCGGTCATAGAACGTGACACGGTGCCACTCGGTGGACTCGATGGTCTCGCCGGTGTTTTTGTCCTTGCGGCGGCTGCTGGTGGCCACGCTGACATTGGCAACGGCCTGGCCGGAGGGCAAATAACGGATTTCAGGGTCCCTGCCGCAATTTCCAACAAGAATGACACGATTAACTGACGCCATTACGCAGCCTCCTTCAATTGTTTTTCTTTCGCCTCAACTTCAGCGCCATGCTTTTTGATTGCAGTCCGCGCCTTAGATGGCAATTTGCGCCACACGTAAGCACGCTCATCGTGCCCGGTGTCGTTGATGCCCATGTACTCTTCGTAGGCACCCATCACATCATCCCTATTGAAATGATCAATGATTGCCGTGGCGACAGCCTCTAGCACTTGCTTTGTTTCAACCGGCAAATCATCGCCAATGCCGTCCATCGCGGCCTGCTTTACGGCGATTACCCTGTTGCCCAATGTCTTGGGCTCTTGCTCTGGTGCTGCAAGTTCCGCAAGCCCTTCTCCTGATTCGGTGTTCAGGTGATGTATAGCTGTGTCGAGCCGCTCGGTCTTGGGCCAGTATTTGTAAGCCTGCTTGACGCATGTTTTCTTGATCATTTCGCCCTCGTCAGACTGCCATGGTCCACCGCTCTTTGTCTTGCCGTCCATGTAGGCCTTCCATGCGCTTGACCTGTCGCGTATTGAGTACACATCGGCGATTGCCATTGTGTGTGTCAAGTATTCGCCGAATGCCGTCTTGATGACAACATACACGCCGACAATGCTTCCGCGATCCGTTGCAAACGGGCTGAATACGTGCTCTGGCGGCTTGTCGTAGCCCATGAGCCTGAAAGTGTCGCCAGAGTATACGATTGCAGCCTGGGCCCACTTGACAGATCCAGATGCCAGGGCCAACTCGATCAAACCCATGTAGCTGATATCAAGGCATATTTGCGCTGGCTGGTCGTGGCGCGGCTTGCGCGGCACTAGATAAGCCTGCTTCTTTGCTGGGTTCAGACTCAGCCCAATGGCCGCGATGTTCACCACCGCATCAACAACGGATTGCCTGTTGTTCAATGCTGTGGACATGGCGTAATCGTTTGCCGATAAAACTTGTATGGCAAATCCGGCTTCTCGCTCAAAGTTGATCGACTTGTCAGAGAGTACCGTATTGAATTGGTCTTTGACCGCGTATATGTCGTTTGAAATTGTTGTCAGTGCTGTAGAAACGTTCATTTTGTACCTTTCAATAAATCCCACGCTTTATCCGCAGCGCCTCACGCCACGCATTGCGCACTGTGTAGCCAGCCTGCCGCCGCGCCCGGTACGTGCGGTATAGCGGGTGCTGCTTGATAGCGATCTTGAGTAGCTGGTAAGCAAGGCAAAACACAAAGCAGGAAATCAGGGCTATGGCGTCTGTCATGATGTTGCTCTCTTTCCGTGTGCAGCCTTCAACCATTGTCCAAATGACATCGTCCCATCTTCCGCAAGCCAGTCTTCATAGCGCTTCTGGCTGCGCGTGAGCTTTGGCGGCTTGGGGCTGTTGGCGGCGACAAAATCAACGCCCTTTGGGGTGACCACGAATAAATCGTTGCCGCCAGTAAGCATGTTTCCTGGATGTTTCGTCATAAGTCCATCTGCGACAAGCGAGACACAATGGTCGTAATCGTCAGTGCCAGGGCTTGTTACAAAACGGTTTCTGTACTGCCTGCCTTGACCGTATTCGTCGACGCCAAGCGAGTGCTGGAGAATGGAGAGTTTCTGGTCTATCACAGCACACCCCCACCCAACCGCACCCGCGCATCCACATCACGATTAGCCCGCTGCAATGCCTCTTGCGCGTCCTGCCATGCTTGCTGCTGCGGTGATGCTGGGCAAGCGAAACGGTTAAAGCACCATGCGGCTGTCACGAGGAAGGTGACAAACAGGGCTAGGTAGTAAATGGTGGTCATTTGCTGGACTCCTTTGCGATGGCCAAATCAATCATGTCGTCAAGCTCTTTGCCTTCGATATACGACACTTCGAAATCTGTCCCTTCAACATCGCGGACAACGCCCAGGATTTCACTGGTGTTTTCCATCCTGTTTCTGAGCTTTAGATACCGCGCCGCATCCTGCTTTTCAATAGCCAATACATAACGCAAATCCTCAATCTCCCGGTCACGTGATGCGATCAACTCAACCAGGGCAGCGGCCAAGCTATTTTGATCATCTCGATCAATGTATCGACCATTTTCGCGCTCACACATACTGCCTGGGTAGGCACTATCGTATGCAACAACGTTCTGTTTCATCTCAACAACCCCTCACAAATCAAAACCAGCCAAACAAACCCAACATATCCAGCACCACACATGACAATGCGGTCTTGCAGGTCGATAGGGCGCTTATAAATGTCGCAGTAGTGCTGTCTCATTTCATTCGACTTCCGATTGCAGCAGCTTCATGATTGGGCCTTTGGCGCTGGTGGCAGTGGTGACCAATGGGTTACAGAGCAATTGATATGATTTGCACCACAGCTGTCTAATTCTGTGTATTTCCAAATTCCATCCATGCTTAGCTGCGCCTCGCAGCAATAGTCTGTTGGCCGTGGATAGACGAGAACCTCTGTAAATGGCTCTGGCAGTCGGTCACTGACAGCAATCCACTCAGGCGCTGCGGGCTGTTGTGGTTCGGCGCTGATCGCCTCAATAACAGCCCTGCGCAATTCTTCTTTCGTGGCCTGCGAATCATTAAACAATTCGCCGTTATCAAATTGGCCTCCAACTAAAGACCAAGTGCTGGCAAAGCATTGCGCCAGTTCCATGATTTTTTCAACTTGCGCCTCACGCGCCTGCTGTGCTGGTGTAGTCATGCCGTCACCTCGCGCTGCTCAATTTCAGCGCAGACAATGCGCAGCAAGTCGGATTGCACGTCCCTGGCAGCGTCCCTGGCAGCGTCCCAGGCAGCGTCCCTGGCAGCGTCCCAGGCAGCGGCCCTGGCAGCGGCCCTGGCAGCGTCCCAGGCAGCGGCCC